ATGGCTACGATCAATGGTGCTAAGGAAGCGTCGGTAAACCCGACTCTTCAGTTGCTGGATGCAATCGAGAACCGGGAAATGTCCGGGATCATCGTTTCCTATATCATGGAAAAGCCGGTGATTATCGAGAATGCGCCCGGTGGGCAGACTGTCGGCGGTATGATCGACACCATGATTGCAAATGCAATTTCGTCCGGTGAACGGATCACCTCTTTCACAGTCAAAGTTACCGATAATGACTGGAACATGTGGAGGAGCTTCTAGATGCTAAGTAGTTAACAGCTATTAGGAGACAGGTAGAAATATCTGTCTCTTAGTGGAAGGTAACTAAAGCCTTCATAACACAAACGGAGTCTCACAATGAAACTTGGTAACTCTAAGTCCAACTTCACCATTCTTCTTACTGAGGAAGAACGGACCATGTTCGGTAGTACCGAATTGGTGGCAGAGTTCAAGGTAGATAGTGTGGATAAGTTCCTGACCTTATATCAGGTTGGGCACCCTCATGCTCGTGGTGAACGGGTTTCTATCTTGGCTTATACCAATGGTGGCACAACCAGTCCTTACCGTATCCTGATGAGTAAGTCAGGAACTAGTAAGAGTAACAAGTGGCGCTTCCTCAATCAGTTGCCTAACTTCTCACCTGAATCTGTTTCCATTGACAGTGGTAACGCTGATGGGCGTTGGACTATCTCACGTCCTGCAATGGAGCGTGTAGCGCCTCAGGCTGAAGCCAAGGCCCGCAAGCAAGAGGACGTGCCTGCTGTAGCCTATGTGGAGCGTCCTGCCCTGCCTAAGCCTGCTGCACAGATCATGACGCGGGAAGAGTTCAGCGATACCGCCATGTACAAGAGCCGCAAGGATGGCATGGCGCTGGTCAACAAGGCGATGGCGTTCTATGGTGGCAGGCTTGTTATCGAGCAGCGCGATGGACGACTCATTGCCTTGCTCGAAGTTACAGGCGACTAAGATGAAACCTAAAGCACGCTCATGTCAGCACTGTGGTAAAACATCTGGTTCGATATGGGCGTTTGTCCACCCTGTAACAAAGAAGCCGGGCTACTGGCATCTTAAGTGCTTCCGAATAGTAAAGAAGGAACAATAAAGTCCTAGGGTAGTCAGAGTACCCTAGGCAATGACTTTGATTAACCTAGTATGTAGTATCGAATTAGGGACTAACTTACGTAACCTAGCGTCTTGTCAGGTATAGGTTATGTAAGGGCAGACTATTGGAACGTCTGTTGTCCCTCGTGAGGGTTGAGTACAGTTGGTACGTGAGACTCCCGACAGTCTCCCCTCACGTTACTACATACTAGGTCAATCATAGCCTAACATGGGGGAAAACATGGCGCGTGATCAGAAGACTATCTTACGTCACAGGCTAGTCAAGCTGCTATCTAGGGACAGTCTAGAAAGCATTTATGCTGGCTGGAACGTTGGTGCTAGGGCACACACACTCACTCGTGAAGCCTTGGAGCTACATGCTGTGTCTCGCTGGCATGAAGATGAAGAGATATGGTTTGAGATTGAGAAGATAATACAGGTGGCAAGATGAATGTAGGTAATGAGTCTCGCACTCTCCCGGTTAACATACAGTTGATTAAGGGGGATATCTACGCAATCTTTCCTACTCTTCCAACTGCTACAGGTACTAACTTGGCTGTGTTTAGTATAGCCAAGGGAAGACATGAGATTAACATTGCCGATCTACATGGGTCTGAGAAGGTTCCATTTGAGTTTCGTCAGCAATTACAGGTAGTGTTGCGTAATCTTGGGTGTAACAACCTTAAGTATTACAATAACATTAGACCGTGGATGCATCGAAACAGGCGGTTGGCGGAAGAACGAATCCGGTACGAAGCAAGAACGAACCGTGGTTCCTGATTTGTTCTGGTATATACCCGGATACGAATCTGCTATCGTGAACGGCTGAAAGAGGCTGAAATGTCAACACTTAGGTATTGGGGTAATGGCCTAGGGCTGAGGATACCGGCAAAGGTCTATCGGATGATAGGCTGGAAGTCAGGTACTACAGTCAAGGTTAAAGTAGGTAAGGGTAACTGTGTCATAGTTCACCTTGCACCTGAACAACTTGCAGATGAACGAACTAAACTGGCGGCAAACACAATGGTACGTGACTCGTCTACGAAGAAGGCCAAGCCCTATGTTACCTCTCTTAAGAGGTTGGAGCATCACTACGTCAAGACTTACGATGATTTGAATGAACGTATGGCTGCTCTACCTGCTGGCCACAAGGATATTCCCATGCTGAAGCAAGCAATTGCTTATCTTCAGGGAGTAACCTACCAGAGAATAAACTACTTCATCGCAGAGCTAGAGGATAAGGAAGAAGGAAAATGATCATCGCATGTATTGCCTGTTTCGTACTCGGTTGGGTAATCGGGCGTATCCATCTTATGAGTTAACCCGTTGTTAACCTCTCTTAGCTAGGCTCTAGCTATTGGAGGACACAATGAAACTCATGAACCTTGCAACCTTACTAATGGTTATGTCACATGACACTGAAGCAATACGGATACCAGAAGCCACACGTCCTACAGAAGCGCCGGGAGGCAGCAAAGGAGCGGATAAGGGTAGCACCCCCGCCCAAGGAATGGAGCGTCACCAGACCCACGCTACCCGAACAGGATGACGTGTTCCACGACGCCATGTCCATTGTCGATAAGGCGTTCAAGGGAAAGACCATGTGGGCAAGGGCGGATGAGACTGGATTGTCAGTGTCCACTATTCGCAATCATAGTGAACTGAAGACGCGATACCCTCGTTTGATCAGTGTACAGATGCAGCTTAAGGCCATTGGCTACCAGCTATCTATCACTAAGATCAAACGAAACTAGGTACACCATGATAGAAGTTATTGTACTTCTAGTAATCGTTTACATAATAGAGAAGAAGCTACGATGATCACATTCCTTGAATACGTATGTGCTGCTCTATGCGGGCTTCTTTTCATTATGCTTATTGTAGATATAATAAGGCGGTTACTATATAAGCCTATACAGCCTCGCTCTAAGGTTCCTGATGATATAGGGGACATTAGAAGGAAGCTGTACGGAAAGGATTCTTCCTCAAATGACAATTAAGTTTGAACTGCTCGGTCGCAATATGCGGCGGTTCCGGCTGCTGAACCTACCAAGCGCGGTGGACCCTCAAGCAAGGCCAACCGTTACGCTTGACACGAATCCTACACAGTAATAGTGTAGGCGTATACCGTTAAGCATGGTGCTTACGGAACCTTGGAGAATGAAGAATGAAGTATATTGCTGCTCTGGCTGCTCTTGCCATGCTCTCTGTTTCTGCCCCGGCTATTGCCGTGGACAATACTATCAGCAACTACTGTGCACCTGAGAACATCGCTGATCATGCGAACTTCTGTGCGGCTGTTGCCAACAACAAGTCGCTGGGGACCGTGAGCGGCCATGATACCACCTGCGATGAACCGGATACGGTGAAGAACGAAGACGGCGAGTGCGTTGCTATCGTGCCCATCGAGTGGACGGCTCTCTAAACGAACGACTTGGCCGGGGTGATCCTCCGGCCTTTTTACGATCTGTAGATGTAATGATATATCATTACCGTAACAGGTAAAAGAAAAACCACACTAGGTAATCAAGGCGTTGCGGGCACCTTAATAAACCTAGTGTGGTTTCGTCTCTGCCTATACTATAGGATTCTTCACTGAGTTCGGAGATTAAAGAACCCTAAATGCGTCAGGACATGGAGCCTTTCATCTGCAAGTTGGGATATAACGAACACCGCCCCTCTCAGAGCTAATGAATGTTCCTTTGCAGTTCGGGTCAGTCCTGTTCACCCCCTGATCCTAGCAGATTCGTCCGTGGCGTCAAGCCTTCTTGCGCTTGTACGTTTCCTGCATGGCGATAGTTGCAGGCCCATACCAGCGAGTATTGCGCTTGCCTACAGGACGACTGTTGTTGATGCCACCATTGTTGGAACCACGCGGCAGGTCCATACGGTTCTCCCCATTACGAGAGTAACCAAACCGCTTTCCCCAAAACTCGTTTGAGGGAAGTGTAATAGCCATTCTAATATATCCAAAGTACCCCATAAGTAACCACAAGTATTGTGATTATAACAGCAAGTACAGACAGGGGTGTCCATACGCTGTGATATCTATAGTGAGACATACGCTGTACTCCCAATAGATGGTGGGGGGTACAGCTAGCCTGCCGTACCCCCCGGTTATCTGAACATGGTGGGAGTTGAACCCACAACAGATCGCTTATAAGGCGATAGCTCTACCATTGAGCTACAATGTTTGAAAGGCCCTATACCTATTCCACTAGACCGTGACACTAACAATTCGCTACTCTACCATTGAGCTACTACCCATTAAGTCCCAAGAGACACGGTTAAGGTTAGTCCAATCATCGTGGAGTTTCACCACGTTCCTCCCTAGCAGATCATTACTAGGTCAAACCTGTGTTAATCCGGTGTCGCCATCTACGGCTTAATGACTTTGGTGTAGACTAACCCCAACCGTCTCTCTTGGCTGGGTAGACGGGACTCGAACCCGCATAAACGATAAATCTTGGTCTGTGGTTGGATCACCTTTCTTTTAGTCACTCTCAGACTGAAGGGTTTTACAACACTCAATCTGCTTGCTAACTAGGGTTGGGAGAATTAACCCCCCAACACCTTTTCTCAATCTCACACTGAGACTGTCCCTTGTGGGATACGGACCTACTTCAGCACAAAGTCAAGCATCGCTTTGGCAATGCGCTGGGTAGGAATTTCTGCGTCGTTGGCGACCATCCGGGCACGCTTGACGCCTTCGATGAGTGCATCGATCTTGCCTAGCACTTCGGCCTTACGAGCAACCGACCACATGCCGCTGTGCTTGACCGTGACAGTCTTGCCAACGTTCCGATCAAGGCTCACTTCCTTGACCTGTGCCGGGTGCTTGTCGGTCGCAGGATAGAGGACCAACGGTTCAACCGTCTTCTCGGTCTTGTAGTTCTCGATAGTCTGAGACTGCAAGATACCTTTCCTCAGGTTCTCATTCTCGCTCCAAGTCAAGTTCGGATCGAGAGTAGGAATAACAAGGAACAGGTTGTCCCTCGTTGCCTGAAGACGCTTCTCCATTCCAAGAAGGAACGTGGCCGGTACATCCTTGGCAATGACCACACCATCTACGATAAGGTCTGCCTTAGCTGTCTGGTTGCCAAGCTCCTTCTGATAGAGACTATCGAAGTAGTTGACTATAGCCGGGATGACGAAAGCCAGTTTCTCGTCAACAGTTGTAACAACTGCCTTGGAGTCTGTGGTTTCTTCCTTCGCCCTTGCAAGATCGAACATTTCGACCTTACGGACCTGACCTTCAAACCTGTCGGCCTTTGAGAAGGTTGCCTTTGCTTCAATTACGAGAGCATCGGCTTTCTTCCCAAGGTCCGGTTCAACGGCCAGCAACTGGTGCATCTTGCCCAATGTCTGCCTCATGAAACTGAATCTGGTACGAAACGGCGGAACAGGTTAGGACACCTTACCCTTAGTACGCTGAACCATCTAAGTAGTGCGTCCCGCCGTTTCGATAACCAGACACTAACCCGGCTCTTAGATTCCCGCAACAGGGTAAAGATTGGGAAATTACAGGATAGTGCAGCTTGACAAAAAGAAAGGGGCACCCCGTAGGATACCCCTTAGAACGAATCTGGAACGTTGTGGTTAGACCACGCGGATGAAGTCCTTGAAGGCAGGCTTCTCGTTGTCCCGCTTGTCCTTGACCAGAGGCAGACCATCCGGGTCATCATAGTCCACATATTCGTGGATGGCACCCTCCTTCTTAGCCTTGATCAGCTTGCCCTTGTTATGGGCATTCTGCATCATGAAACGAGGCGGCTCTTCACCATGTTCGTCGTACCAAGCCTGCATGAGGTTGGTGATTGCCTCATTACGAGCCTCTTCCTCTTCGATGGAAGATACCTCATCGAGGGACAGGATGCGCTTCTCTTCCTTATCCCTTGCCTTCTCCCATTCATCCTTGGCTTTCTTGTTCCAATTCATCATGGACATGTACGCAGAGTCCGAAGTCTTCTCTGCTGTGGGGATACGGATGAATTGCTTGACCTTCAGCGTCTCCCAGCCGTAGATTGTCCGCTCACGCGGGCTGATATCTTCCGGCAGGGTGTGGGCGGTGAGGACGGCGAATGGGTGAGTCTTGATGATGTGCTGCGGGGTAGTCATTTGGTTCGTTCCTTCCTGTTAGCGCCACAACGGCGATGACCCCATATAGCTACGATCTACGATCTACGTCAAGCGGCTATCCGCCAAAAATTGTACGTACCCGAATTTCATCCATGAAGGCATCGTAAATGCCCCATTCCTCTAGAAGCTCCCTCACGATATCCGCATTGTTCCGCACCATAAGGGTATCGTCTTCCTCTTCTTCTTCCTCTTCATCCTCCCAATTGAAGTTGTCATAATACGTGGCATTCCGCATACCAATCGGCTTTTGGGAACCTCGACCCTTACCATAGTTATAGTAAACGTAGTTGCCACTCTGCTGCCCATAGCCGTAACCGTAATGCTTGGGGTACTCCCGCTTCTTAGGATCACGCTCACACTTAAGTTGGCTAAGGTCCACCTTCAGCAAAGCATCTAGCAGCCTACCCACATACTGGATATCAAGCTGCTCCATTGCGCTGTGTTCACCTTCAAACCCAGCGCTTACGTTCGTGCATTCGGGGATGATATCGGCATAGCTCTTTGTGTCGGTGAACGTGCCACCGTCATCCTTCTTATGCCCCAAGCCAAGCTGCTCAATGAGGCTGTCTGCAAAGGCATCGGAACAGGTACGGTATCCCTGATGGGTGATAACGCTTGTGGTCCTACGTCTGTCGAAGGCAATGGCGTATTTGTAGTCTTTGAGCATTTCTGCCTTAGTCTTGGCAAAGTCTCGACTACCTAGCCCACCAATTTCCTCTTCCCTGTGAAAGACGTACATACCTTCCACACCAGCATCAAGCATCTTAAGCATGAGCCAGATACCAACGCCATTATCTGCACCTAGGCATGATCCGTTTTGACTCCAGATCATACCATCTTGTGTAACAGCAAGCTTCTGTCGGTTATCCTTATCATCCTTTTCCCTGTGTACAGTGTCGGTATGACAGGACCACAGGACAGGGGCATCACCCTTCTTTATCCAATAGTTACCATATTTATCCCTCTGTATGCCGGGGATTGGATTGATGTACTTATTGATGACGGCTACTTCACCAGAGCTATCATATGAGCGCTTATAGCTGAGGATATCGATAAGTGACTCGTACCTCTGTAAGTTAAGAGGCAATGATAGCTCCGGTGTTACCGGTATTCCCTGCGATGTTTTGGATTTCTGGCTCAGGGTCACGGATGAAGAGGTCGAATTTGCTGGCAAGGATTGCAGGCTTTTGTGTTTTGGTGAAGTAACGGCCATTGAGTAGTTCCATTTCTGTTGCGAGGTAATACTTACCGTTGTAGGTACTCATCTTGTAGTAACAGTCACGCTCATGTGTCGTGATGTTCTTACCATCTGGCGTTACCCATTTTTCATTGGACCTGAAAGCATGTCCGCTATGGTCACTGATGAAATACTGAGGAAAGCTGGCAATAACTTCCTTAGCCAGAACCGGCTGGCTTCTACGAGGATTGTTGTGAGAATCATATGCATACTGGAAGAAGTAAACAGGCGTGTAATGCTCACGGCTTAGTCGCAGTGATGTAGCTGCATCATGAAAGTAGTTAGTGTCATCCCCACCACATTCCACACAACAATACTCTTGGTATAGCTCTTGTGTCCCATAGGCACCAACATAACCGGGCCTATTAACAACGCGCCTATTAGCGTTGTACTTAGTTCCACATGATTGACACTTACGAGTAGGATAGATAACCCCACCCTGATCTACAGCAAGGAACTTTCCGTAGGCGGACTTCACAACCCTAAGAGCGTCTGGATGCTCTTCTTGTCCACCCTCAGGCACCAGACCAACTGTATCGTCACGACTATCAATGTAGGGTAGTACAGCCGGGACACCTAGTGAGTCACCACGCCGCTTACTCGGAATAGGGACAAAGAGCAACTTTGCCCCTTCCATACTGTCATACACACTATTGGTACTCTCAGTAGGGATACCGGCACGCTTAAGTGCATTACGCAGCATGGCACCTTCACCATACACACGTCCAACTTTCTTCTTCTCAGGCCAAACCAAGGCACGAGCCATAAGGAAGTTATCACGTTCGATGTAGGCAATTGCCAGATCACCAGCGCCATAGGCCCTAACCGGATGCTTACCATGTGACCAATGCGAGCGCCTATGCTGCATACAGGACTGGAACCCAGCATCCATTGAGTACACTTCCTCAATTTCATCCGGGGTCTTAGCCCACTTCAACTCAGGGGCATTGGCATGAAGTTCCTTATGCTTATCCGACCATACCTTAATATCCGTCTCAGTAAGGATATCGCCATAGAAAGCCTTAAGGTACTTACCCGGCTTCATGCTCTGTGACTGTCCCTTCTGTGCCTTCTCAACACTAGGGAAAAAGTCAATCATGGAAGGGTCTTTTTCACTTACACAGGGGTAATGTGCAAGTTGCTCCATCCTAGCCAAGTGGAAACGTTCAGAGTGCCACACAGTAGCTTCCCTAGTTCCACTTACGTAAGAGTCTCGGATAGCCCTACGCCAAGGGGCAGAGTCCCAAGAACGAACCTCCCATTGTGAAGGGGAGCTAATGTGAATGGGATTATGGCGGTATGCCTCAGCATCGGAGGCGCTATCCCATTCACGCGGATACCCCCCGCTAAGACGATATGTTCCAGTACGGGTATTGAGCAGTACGTATTTCAGCATATTCCATCATGATCATTCATTCAAAGTGCCAGTATCGATGCCCGGCTTAGACAAAGCTTTACGGTTATACCGCTTCTTGCTTTGCTTTATGCTAGGTTGTAGTTTGGTTACAGCCTTAGCGATTGGGTTTCGTTTTCTGAATGGTTTCTTCATCAAAGTCCAAGGGTACAGCAATAAGCTTCATACCCACAACATTGAGAGAAGCATCGAGATTGGCAATATTGGGAGTAGTCCGATAGCGCCAATCCGTAAGAGCATTGATGCTATTACCAGACATAGCAGCCATAGTTGCAAGTTTCATTTCCTGTTCAGACATAGTGTCGAACAGCATGACAACGATAGGATGGGCGTTACCATTTCCAATCTTAAATTTCCTAACCAATGCCGCCTCCTGTATTTCGTGGTCAGTTGTATGACACAAAACTAACTTGGGTGAAATTGGGTTTTTACATAGATAAGCCAGTCACGTAAAAACCCAACTTATGGCAATGCGACGGTTGTTTAAAACGACTCGTAGCTCCTCCTTTGAAAAAAACGTTGTGCCAAGCGAATCGTGCCCCCGTCAAGTTTGACTCCCCTGTGAATCCCTGTTACGGTTCCATCACAACTTCGGAGGTAAGCCATTGAAATCTCTCACACTTTCTCAGCTTAAGGGCTGGTACGTACAGAAGAGACAGTACACTAGCCTCGCTCCCAGCAGCCAGCGCAGCTACTTGCACCATCTTGATAAATTGATCATGATGATGGGCGCGGATCAGAGTGCGGCCATCATAAATGCCGAGGACGTAGACGCCTTATACGAACGGGCTGAACGTAAACTAGGCAAACACGCCACTGTTACAATGTGCCGAGTAAGTAGGCGCATGTTCAATATAGCTCGTAGGTATCATGAGAAAACCGGAGTAACCCACAATCCCTTTGAACGTATGGGATTACCGAACCTACCTAAGCGGACGGTACTATGGTCAGAGGAATATGTGTGGAAGTTCTGGCATAAGTCCATCAAGCTTAAGAAGCGTCCAGTAGGCTTGTTGGCTATGTTGTGTTACGTGTTTGCACAGCGTCCAGTAGATATGCGTAAGCTAACATGGTCGCAGATTAGTTCAGGTGCACTTGTCATAACCACACAGAAGACAGGAGTTAGCCTAAGGTTGTTTATTCCAGAGTTTATGCAGAAGCTACTGGATGAAACGCCTAGAACCAGTCAGTACGTATGTGCAAGGGATGATGGTCAGCCATTTGATAACAGGCTGTACAATTATTGGGCACAGGATGTTAAGAAGGCAGCACGTATTCCTATGGAGCTTAAGTTAGCTGATCTAAGGAAGACGGCATTCACAGAAATGGGAGATAGTGAAGCTACAGATCAAGAGCTAATGTCATACGGACATGTGAATAGAGAAGAACTCAGTACGTACACTCTGCGGAGTGTGGCGCAATCCAAGAAAGCTAGTGAGAAGAGGTTTAGCAATGATCGTAGGTCGTAAATACTCTCTGAAATCCGGGGCCGCGTTTGGTCCAATCATTGTCATATATGCAGATGATAAGGGTTCATTGATAGAATACCACAACGGTGTTAGGGGTTTTATCACTGCCGCAAACGAAGCATACTATAGAATTGTCCCTATCAAGGTGAAGAAGGAAGGGTGGATTAACGTCTACAGCCGTTTGGGTGACACTACATATATAGCTGATACTAGTTGTGTAGTTTACTCCACAGAGCAGTTCGCCAACCTAAATGCAGGAAAATCCCGTTTGACCTGCATCAAGATCGAATGGGAAGAAGAGGAATAACGTAAAAACCCAATCTAGGTAAGGCTAGGCGAATCATAAAGCCCATGCTATTTTGGACCCGTCTTTCCAAGCGGTCCAATAGACCTTCCCACACACACCGAGGCACTTCCTCCAATGATTCAAGCTGCTAATGAACGTACCCTTATCCTTAATGGTGTAGGGATCGTGATAGGTATTGTGGCTACTGCCATATCATACGGTATCAGCCTTCCCTTTGGTTGGGTTGATACGAATGACCCTTACCTACTCCCTACATTACTCGCAGTCATGACTACCTATTGGGCTACTTATCTATGTGTGGTACAATCCAGATGGAACTATCCTGTAGGCTTTGTGAGTGTTCTTCTCTATGCCTACGTGTTCTTAAATCTAGGTTTGATAGGATCGGCTCTTGCCAATATCTATCTACCATTCGCCTTACTCTATGGCTTCTTCCGTTGGGGACCAGATGGTAATCCCCGGCCAGTGAGTCGGGTTAAGCCGATGGAATGGTTAACGATCTACGTTCCGCTCTCTGCGGTGTCTATTGCTATAGTGGGGTTCGCTCTGCTACAGTTCAAGGCAACCGTAGGATGGCAGGATGCAGCGATTCTTGTGCTAACAGTGTTGGCTCAATGGTTGCTAGATAATAAGAAACTAGAGACATGGATAGTGTGGGTAGCAGTGAACCTGTTTGCTCTATATGTCTATGGCACTCAGGGACTGTTCCTCTTCTTCATTCAATATCTCATGTTCCTTGGTAACACATTGTTTGGTTACTATATGTGGAACAAGTCTATGTGGCTGTATAGCATCCGTAGACTGTAGTTAGTAGATAGTTACTCATAGCTGAGCATGTGAGTAATTATAAATTAACCGAAGAGGGCAGCATGTACGATAAATTAGAAATGTCTAAAGCACGACGTGCGTTTGTAGCTTGGGTGCATGAACAGCCAGATGAAGCAACCTATGAGTTCCAGTCCATACAGAAATGTGCTGTTGGGCAGTTCCTTACTGCTATGGGGTTAGAAGCAAATAGTTCGTGGATGTATTATCCAGCTACCCATCAAGGTAACAACAGAACGCATGACCTTGTTCAGGGTTCATGGGCAGCGACGTCTCCAAGGACATTCGGTGGCCTGAAGACCTTTATGAAGAATAATGCAGAGGCATGGGTGTAAAAGATGACCACTGGATTCCTTATGATGACGGCATTACCCCCAACTCGGGGACATGCCTACCTTATTTGCTGGGCACGGCAATACTGCCTGTATGCCGGTATCCGCCACCTGAAGGTGATGGTATGTGGGCAAGAGCATGAGCCTATGTCCACTATCAACCGGGTGGAAGCGCTACGGGCTGCATTACCTGCATTGGGCAATGGTGTGCATGTCGAGTTTATCGCTTTCACCAAGACCATGCCAGATAAGCCCACAGATCATCCTGACTTCTGGAACCTGTGGGTTAAGGAGATCTATGATCATGCCAAGATTGGTCCGGGTGATATAATCTTTGCATCTGAGCAATATGGTTTCCAACTGGCTGCTGAACTAACTTGCACGTTCATACCTTGCAATGTGTATCGTGAAGTCGTCAATATCTCAGGAACTAGGGTTAGGGACAATCCACTTGACCACTTCACACAGATTGTTCCAACAGCACAATCCCTATTCCGTAAGACTATCACTGTCTTTGGCCCGGAATCGACTGGTAAGACGCATCTTGCCAAAAAGCTGGCAGAGACACTACCGGGGCACTACGTACCCGAATGGGCCAGAGAATATCTTGAGCTTCAAGAGACGCCTGAAACGACAGTCGAAAGAATGCAGCACATTGTTCTTGGGCAGATGGCCTCACAAGAAGCGGTATTCAAGTTCCAAGACAAGCCGTTCATCATCCAAGATACCGACTTGCTATCCACAATTGGATTCTATGAACTATATAAGATGGATAGCTTCCCGGCTGTTCGTAACTTCATAGCAGCGGACCACTACTTGCTTCTCAGCGATAACGTACCCTTCACACCGGACCCACTTCGTTATGGTGGTGATAAGAGAGAAACCAATACCCGCTATTGGGAGCAACTACTTAAGGAACATAAAGTAAATTACACAGTGATAACTTCCGACAAATGGGCGGATAGGTATATACAGGCACGTAAAGCCTGCGAAGCTGTGTTCATGGAAAACCCATTGTGGAGTTACAGGAGAGACTGAAGATGGTAAGAAGGTATATAATAAGTCGGAATGGCCTAGTGCCTTCAATGCTGGCAACCTTCACACTGAAGATGGTTGTGTAGCGAAGGACATGAACGCACAGGACGTAGTGCGGCAATTGAATGAACTCTTGGAGAAGAACAAATGAACGAACTACTGAACAAAACTCCTCTGGAATTGTTTGACTACTGTGCTGCAAAGATTACTGAACAGGGGGCTAGGTCCGCTGACGACGTAGGCACTTGCTTTTACAGAGGGGACAATGGACTTAAGTGTGCCGCTGGGTTTACGATCCCTGATGACAGATACAGGTCGAGTATGGAAAGTCACAACTTTAGGTACGTTAACGCACAGTATAATCTTGGCTTCTCAGAGGAGCAAGTAAATGCAGTCATGGTCGTACAAAAGATACATGATAGCTTCGAGGTTCCTCATTGGGAAAGTGCTATTAATGGTGCAAGGACACGCCTAAAAACGTGACATACAGCTATAAAGACCAATTAGCAGTAATTGGTAAGGTAAGGGTAAGGGATGGGCAGACCTTTAGGGGCAACTGCCCATTCTGTGGTGGTAGAAACACCTTCACGTTAACCCGTAAGGGTACAGATAGAATTTGGTCCTGTTATCGTGCATCCTGTGGTGTTAAAGGTTTCACAGGCGAAGGGGACTCCATCAAGGGCATTGTGCGTAGATTAGATGGCACAATCGACGCAAAGGAATTTGAGCCGATTCCCCTCTTGGTTCCGATAGAGGGTAAAAAACCAATTTTAGCTTGGCTTGACTCTGTGCACTCAATTGAGGCATACAAGGCAGGGTTAATCGAAATCAAGTACGCCCCTGTAGAAGACCGGGTAATGTTCTCGGTAGCGGATATGGGCTGGACAGGTAGAGCGCGTAAAGGCGTCAAACCTAAGTGGCGTAAATATGGGGATACGTCCCCACTGCTGACTGTGGGTACTGGTCGTACTGCTGTCCTTGTAGAGGACGCCTGTAGCGCCTGTGCCGTGGGTGTGATCGATGAGTACACTGGCTGTAGCCTATTGGGCACAAGCCTCTCCACCACTCACCTGATGGGCCTACGGGCCTATGATAGAGTGCTGGTGTGTCTCGATCCAGACGCCACCATGAAATCCCTAGACATGATCCGGCGCATACAAGGGACTGTACCCGCAAGCCTTAGGATCATTCCAGATGACTTAAAGTCATACAATCCTGAGCAGATAAAGGAAATCCTAGATGCCAGTTAGTCGCAACAACCTTAATGGCCCTAGTCCAAGTCCTACGAGTCGTAGTCAAAGTTGGTATGATGAGCTTCGTCACCTTGACCGTGATTTGCCTTGGATTGCCGAGCCGCCACCCCCATTAAACATACGCCTAGACTTAATACCTAGCCCCAATGATCTACAGTACTCTTACGATAAACAAGAGTACACGGTCACTGTTAAAGGTTATATTTATCGTATGACTAATGATGATATGCATAGGCAAGGCAACCAACCGGACGGTTTCATATTCACTCTCGTTGGTAAGAAGTATAAACCGGAATGTTATCCCTCATACTATGACTATGAAAAAGAAGAAAGGAAAAATAACGATATGTTTGCAAGCCGTAAAGATGAAGAAGATAACACAATCCGCCTATGTATCCGCCGTGGTCGAGTGATCCGGTCAACTGTGATCGATGGCGTTCCAAAGAAGATTACCTTCCGCACTCCTGCTATTGCCAAGCAATGCTCCGATGAGTTGAATGAGAAATACTTCGACACTTACGATAACTATATGGATCGTGACAACAATCTACGTAATCCCGGTGTATTTCCACCTGAAGACCTTCGTAAGGGAATGGTAGAAGTAATCGCTAAGTATGCAACTCTGGAAGATGAGGTAATTGGTAACAGTATTGGGTAGGGATGAGTCTAAAGTACTTAGGTGTACCTGCTCTAATTGTGCAGCTATACTTGAGTACACTAGAAATGAGACTTTTAAACACAAATACGCCTATGACTACCTAGGGGAATATGAAGTAGGGACTGCTATTAAGTGTCCCGCATGTAATGCAACAGTATTGGTAGCGAGGTAGTTGGACCAACAAGTAATTAAGCAGATACTGAGTATAGATTTTTATACTCAGCATAAAGACAAATTAACCAAAACACTATTCGATGATGAGATACTAGAGCTATACGATATCATCGTAGAAACTCACTCAAAGTTCGGTGCTGATATTAGCACTGCTGAGCTACTGGACCTATGGAAAGCTAAGAATCCAGTAGCTACCTCAGCCAATATACAGTCAATAACCGATGTTATCGGTAGGATTGAATCCATTGAACTGTATGATCCAGACATAGCCGCCAGCCTTCTAGAAGGTCTGTGGAAGCGGGATACGGGACAGAGAATTGCCCGTATTGGCATAGCTATGGCTGAAGGCAAGGAAGGCTCACTCGAAAAGCTTAAGCAACTGATTGCCAAGGTCGAACAAGGCTTCATGCCTACAGACTTTGGTGAGGCAGAGGCACATGATATCAATAAGCTGCTAGAGGAACTATCAGATGCCAACAGGTTCAGGTTCAATATCCCCGTACTTGCCAAACAGGTATACGGAATCGGTCGTGGTGAATTTGGCATTGTTCATGCACCACCAAACACAGGTAAGACGGCATTTGCTGTTAGCCTCGCCTGTGGTCCCGGTGGATACGCCGATCAAGGTCGTAAGGTCGCTATCCTCGGAAATGAAGAGAAAACCAACAGAACTCTTCTAAGGTGTTATCAAGCTTGGGCTGGCATGACCAAGGAAGAGATTGTAGCTGCCCCTAGGCTAGCTCAAGAGCGATGGGAAATGATCAGTGATAAAGTCACCGTTCAGAATATCATGGGTTGGCCTATCCATGAAGTGGAAGCTTACCTAAAGTATCTTGAGGCTGATGTTGGTTTTATTGACATGGCTGACAAGGTTGCTATAGCTGGTTCTTACGACGCCCCACACTTGAGGCTACGTGACCTTTATACGCAGCAACGAGAGATACCTAAACGCCTTGATTGTGCACTGTGGGCTTTCTCTCAATCAAGTAATGACGCTATTGGTAAAACAATAGTTACGCCAGACATGATGGAAGGTAGTAAGATTGGTAAGCAAGCTGAAGGTGATCTAATCATCGGTATTGGTAAATATGCAGATGAAGCCGATGGTACAGAGAACTTCGTAAGGTTCCTCACAGTCGGTAAGAACAAGATTAACGGCTGGCATGGTACAGTAACGTGCAAAATCCATCGCCAGTGGAGTAGGTATGAGGATTGAGTAGGAGAAATACAGTAGAAGACCTAGAGTCCAATATGGCGAATGCGGAAGAACTCGCACAGATCATAAGAGACTACAACAATGAAATAGAAAGGTGGAAAAATGCCATACAGCCTAAGACGAGTGAGTGACGGTGCAGGGGATAGTGGACCACTATCTATGAGAGGACGTGTTGATCCTGATGACAACACCAAGGCGCAATGGCAACCGGGTGAGCCTATGGTTGGTTGGGTGGTACAGGTTGGAAGCATTGGTGCCCGCACATATGCAGCACAGGACTACTGGCAAACAACCATTGTCACAGAGATTATCAGTGACACTATCTCAGAAGATGGGGTACGTACAATACGATTTAAGACACAGAACAGTGAATACGTGTGGAGGGACTTTTGAAACTACTTAACGTGCATGTTGTAAGACATGACCAAGGTGCTGGCGTCTATGTGCTAGGCAAGCTAAGCTGTATCATAGATAGTGCTGAAGGTTGGGAAAATATCCTGACTGATAACGTTGTACACATTTCGAGGATTTACCTTGCCTATAATGATACCACTATTGATAGTCGTGGCTTTCCTAATACACTCTCAGAAGTTACGTTTGATACATGATCGACCAGTTAGGTAAAGAAGTGAAGGCAGGAGACTCTATCGTATGGGCCTCCTGCCGGATGACCAAATTCACAAAGCATAAGCTTTCCCTCATGTTAGGGAAAGTCATTCATGTTGACACTAAGGTCATGTTTAATGGCCACATAGCCGAGACGCTATTAGTTGAGAGAGACGCTAAATTACAGCGTAATCTACCAGCTAGTGTGCTGCTCATTGATCCGGTATTTGTAATTCTTGAAAGCAATAGTTCTTGATGCTGAAACAGTTGTCTCTAGGGTAATTCGTACCAAGGTCAACAAAGACGAAGAAGAAATTATCGATGGAAGCCCCCACAATCCTAATAACGGGCTTGTCTGTGTTGATTACAGAATCATTGAAATCCCTGACTTGGATTTTTACGGTCCTCCTAGTATTGGCCTTGATAATCTCAGTTGGTTCCGTCATAATGAAGTCCAAGTAGCAGACAGCCCTGAGGCTCTACAGGCTGCTCTTGATAGCGCTGATATTCTAGTAGCGCACAACGCCAAGTTCGACGTGGAGTACCTACTGGAAAGTGGGTTCCGTATACCGCCCAAGGTGTGGTGTACGATGATTGGCGAATACATCCTAGCTAGAGGGACACTCCGTAAGCTAAGCCTTGCAGACACTGCCAAGCGCCGTAAGACGCCTACACAGAAGCGCGGGGATTTAGTCGAGGAAATGTTTAAGGATGGCATTGGCTATGAAGCTATGCCTAAGGAAATCGTCACAGAGTACATTCAGGCAGACGTACTAAGCTGTGCTGAGATTTTCTTGCAGCAATGGTGGGAGTTCCACGATGCTGAACAGACACGTAACCTTATCAACATTGTAGACCTTATGAACGAAATGCTGCTCTTCCTTGTGGAGATTCAGCGTAACGGACTTAAGATCGATACAGAAGCCTTGGCACGAGTTAAGGCAGACTATGAAGCTGAACAAGCTCAACTTAAGCATGACCTTAATGCACTTGTGGCAACGGTTATGGGAGACACACCCATTAACCTGAACTCTGGTGCTGATGTTTCGATGGTTGTGTACAGTCGTAAGGTGATCAATCGTGACCTGCATCAAAAGACCTTTAACATTGGTCTAGATGAGAATGGTAACGAACAATACGCTCCAAGGATGAGTCCGAGTGCCTTCGCTAACGCCGTCCGAACGACTACAAAACGAGTTGAGAAGACAGTTGCGATTAACTGCCCAGCTTGTAATGGAAACAAACGTATTAGGAAAATCCGAAAAGACGGAACTCCTTTCAAAAATGAACAATCCTGTAGCCGTTGTGAAGGAAGGGGTTTCCTCCTTGAGGGTCTTGGGACTGTTGCTGGATTTAAACTCTCGCCTGATGGACCCCACTCAGCATCAATCAATGGGTTTAAAGTTGGGGCTGATGACCTTGACAGACTTATTGACCAAGCTAGGCAACGGGACAACCTTGATGCCGAAGCATTTCTTACCAAAAAGAAGCGCCTAAATGCCATTAACACGTACCTTAATTCTTTCGTCGGTGGAATCGAACGATGGACTAGAGGAAACCGTATCCTACATGCCAATTTCAACCAATGCGTTGCTAGAACTGGAAGGCTCTCTTCAACTGATCCAAACTTTCAGAACCAACCCAAAGGGAGAAAGTTCCCAATCCGCAGAGTTGTTATCAGCAGATGGGAAGACATTGGGGGTCTTATCCTTGAAGCTGACTTTAGTGGACTAGAGTTTGTGGTGGCCGGTGAACTATCTAGAGATAGCCAGATCATTAGCGACATTCTCAATCGTAAAGACGTTCACACACAGACTGCACGTATTGTGTATCAAATACCTGAAGAGGACTACGATAAGTACGACTTCAAGGGGGAACACAAATGGATGAGGGATGAAAACAAGCCCTACACATTTGCTCCGCTGTATGGATCAACAGGTGCTAACGAGCCTGATCATATTCGTAGATATATGGAGCAATTCTGGACTATTTATCCTGAACACCAAGATTGGCAATTCAGGATGATGGATGAGGTAATTAAGAATGGCTACATAGCGACTCCCTCTGGCCGTGAATACATGTTCCCCGGCACTAGACGTACTAGGGGACGACAGACTACTAATGCGACTAACATTAAGAACTACCCTATTCAAGGGTTTGCTACCGGGGATATTGTTCCTCTAGCTTGTATTAGAGCATTTAGAAAGTTCAAAGAGCTTAACCTTAGAAGCCTACTAGTTCTTACAGTACACGATTCTATTGTAGTAGACGTGTATCCGGGTGAAGTTGAGCAGGTTAAGTCCGCCCTTATTTGGGCTATGACTGGTGTTTCTGAAGAAATCAAAGAGCGCTGGAATTACGAAATGGCCCTTCCTATGAGAATGGAAATGGCTATTGGCCCTAATTGGGGCGAATTAGAAGAGATAAAACATTGAGTAAGATTGATATTGAAGAGCTTAGAAAGCGCATTTATTACGATCCTGAAACAGGGGCTATGATCCATACTAGGAATGGTGAACCTGCTGGAACGATACGCCCGGATGGTTATATAGACGTACAGGTATTAGATAAAAAGTATAAGGCAACTCACATTGCGTTCGCTATTATGATGGGAAAATGGCCTGAACACACAATTGATCATAAAGATCGTGATCCACTTAACAACAAGTGGACTAACCTACGTGAGGCTACTAGTAAGCAACAGGCACATAACCAAGCTGTAACAGTTAGAAACAAACTTGGTGTTCGTGGGGTTGACAAGAGAGGTAGTCGATACCGAGCCACTATAAACTTTGATAAGACGAGCCGCCATTTAGGGTACTTTTCTACTCTAGAAGAGGCACGGCTTGCCCGAATGAAGGCCGAGCTTGAGCATTATGGTGTATTCAGTTCCTTGGTGAACTCATGAACCTTGGGTATTGGAATTGGGCAGCACTAACATTCTTTGTGCTGTTCATCCTCGCACTACTGAATGCGGTTCCTTGGTGGGTGGTGATTGTTATTCCGGGGTTTGCCGCACTGTACCTTGATAAGGTGCAACTACCCTTCTCACAACGTAAAAAACCAATTGACTGAACATTACCTAAAGCGTATTAATAGAGGCTCATAAAAAATGCAGTTTACCAAAGAGGACTTACAGGAGCTAGTCGGTTACGGCGATGTTCCTCACCTATCCATCATTCGTGATGAAATGACTGGCAAAAACAGATGGTCAATCATTCATGAGATAATCTTTACGTTTGATGGTAAGTTGTACCGTACCTCATACAAGAAGGGTGCAACAGAGTATCAGGATAAAAGCCCATTTGAGTATGAGCCTGACCTGATCGAATGCGATGAAGTTATTCGGATTGCCAAGACTTCATACGATTACATAAAGAAAACTGAACTTAATTCTGAACGACATATTGAATTGGAGAAATAATGTCTGATAATGAACTTATGATTGTATCTGATGCCGAAATTGCTGCTCTTGCCGGTGAAATGGGGGCTTCCGCGGAAGACCTTCAGGGTGGTGGAACTTACCTCCCATCACTTAAGGTATGGGGCAAGGATGACGGTGAAGAAGAAGACGCACCTCGCCTCAAGGGTAAGATGGTTGTACTCAACGTTCCCGGCTATGAAGAGCCTGTATTCGTTGTCCCCGGTACGATCACTTTCCGTCCACTAACTCAGGTGTTCCAGTATACTCATTGGGATGATGAGAACAAGAAAACCATCAATCGTACACGTCTAGCGTTTAGCTTCAAGGAAGAGTTCCGTGATGAAAAGGGAACTGTTCGTTGTGGTAAGCCTGCGTCCAAAGACCTTAAGGACAACAAGGCACTTCAGAAGCAATGGGAGGATGTAAAGGTCTTCCGTAGGGTACAGGGTCTGTTGACCTTTACCGGATACCTTGCATCTGATGTTGACGCTAAGTTTGAGGTTACAGACTTGCTGTCTGTCATTAACTCAAAGGGTGCAAACTTCCTTGAGTTCGATGAAGAGTTTGTAAAGAAGCTTCCTCCTAAGTCCTTCCTGTGGGATTGGTCTGCAAAGATCAGCACTACACGCCATGTGAATGGGCAGGTTACTTACTGGTGCTTCCACTATGAACCTGACTTCACAAACAAGCTGAAGCTTACCCGCCCGATCATGGACACTATCTCTGGCCTTAAGAACCAGATTGAAGACCTGAACGCAGCCATTGATAAGAAGTATTACGATGCTATCAATGGTCGTACATCGGAAGATGATGCAATCGGGGCACTCAAGACTGTGGGTGGTTCGCTTGATGACGACATGTCGGATGATATTCCTTTTAATTGAGGGTACACTCCATGACAGCCATTGAAGAGTGGCGAGTTGTACCCAGCATCCCTCAGATCGAAGCAAGCTCATGGGGGAGAATTAAAAGCTCCCCTACACTTCGCGCCAAGGTAAACAAATAGAAGGCGGCCCTACGTATGGGCAGATCAGACGATCTAAGAAAACTGCTAAGCATGTTTACTATGGGGTTCGATTTAGGGATACCGGCAATATCAAGATACACCGGGCAATCTGTGAAGCCTTTCACGGTCCCTCGCCTGAAGGTTGTCCCTACGTCCTCCATAGAGACGGTAATGCACTTAACAACGTGCCGTCTAATCTCAAGTGGGGAACTCAAAAAGAGAACCTACAGCATATAACGTTTATTGAGTATTGCCGTTCTCGCACCGGGGAGAATAACCCGGCAGTTAAAGGACGGAAAAAATTAATCATCTAGAAGCTCCCAACATGATCGAGCTTCAACTACGAATGAAGATGGAGGCACTATCCAATCCTGAAAACTTGGATACGCCTCTGTCTGACACACTAGTTGAGCGCGCTGCTGAAGAGTTCAAAGCGGCTCTTCGTAAGCAATTCAATCCTGAGGAACGCAGATTTAAGTTGCGTGCCTCTAATGCGGGTAGACCTATCTGCCAGTTGTGGCATGAAAGTAGAGGCTATCCGGCTGAGAACATGGAATACAACCACATCATCCGTATGCTTATGGGCGATGCCTCAGAAGTTCTCGCAAATGTTCTGATAGCAGAGGCAGGGATTAACGTAACAGGTGCTAAGCGTCGTGTAAGTTTCCAAGTTAATGAAACTATCATTAATGGTGAGAATGATATAGAAATTGACGGTAAGGTTTTTGACGTTAAGTCCTGCTCCGCATGGGCTTTTGACAACAAGTGGAATAATGGTTGGGAGGGTGTCTATTTTGGCGACACTTTCGGCTACGTTACTCAACTCTATATATACGCGGAAGGAAAACCCGAACGTATGGGGGGCTGGATTGTTATCAACAAGTCTACTGGTGAGGTTAGGGTAGTTGATGCAAATCCATCCAGAGAACAGCTTAAGGACATTGAACTAAAGCTATACCGTGCAGAGGAAATGGTCAGAGATAAGACTGTACCTCTTGAAAGACAGTTTGAGCCTGAGGAAGAGACGTTCTACAAGAAACCCACAGGCAATAAGGTTCTACCCATCATCTGCCAAATGTGTTCTTACCGTAAGGCTTGTTGGCCTAATGCAGTACAGAAGCCTAAGGCTATGAGTAAGGCGGCTAGCCCGCAATTGGTGTGGTATACCAGCTATCAAGAACAAGGAAAAGAATAATGGATTTTTTAAATCTTCTATTGAACTTAGTCCAAACAGCAATACTTGCTTGGGCAGTGTATATAAGTTTCAAGAATATTTAGTATGAAGAGGGCTAGAAATAAGCCCCCTTCTACCTTAGTGAATGAAACAGGTCGTGAATGCACTATTTGCGGCCTGTTTAAGGAATGGGACGAATACTACAAAGCAAGATCGAAAAGTAGTGGGTACAGTGGGCACAGTGTTATCTGTAAAAAATGCTCACTGGCAAGTTCAAAGAAACGGCAACCAGTCTTCAAAGAAAATCTAAGAAAGACGGACCCCTACAAATACAGATCGCGCCGTTTACGAAATGGTCTTCTTGACAGGGCCAGAGCTTCAGGTAACAGGGAAATGTACGAGACAACTCCTACGGCTGTACAGCTAGAGGAATGGCTTAAAACTACACCTTTAGTATGCAACTACTCGGGTGAAGAAGTGACAATCCTAACTATGCAAGTTGACCACAGAATACCTGTTAATCGTGGTGGTATGAACACACTAGACAATTTGTGTATAGCGTCTGCACATATGAATATGGCTAAAGGCAGTATGACGGAACAAGAGTTTAAATCTCTCCTATCCTTAGTACAGTCTTGGTCAGACAAAGGGGAAACCCTGTTACGGCGACTAAAACAAGGACGCTATTAATGGTAAAACTCAAGAGCAGGAAACCCCAGCGCGAACGTGCATTTGGTACTATCGCGTTGGTTGAAGATAAAGAGGGTAAGCTACAGATGCACTGTGACATTATGGAAACAGATGGCGCATCCCCTGAGATTATGGCTCGTATCCGGGCTGCTGTAGCCGGTCTAGCGTTCCTGTATGAACATGATGCCGACGATATTGACAAGCTCGGTGGGGCCTATCTGAGTGGCCTAGAGACAGGCATTACCCTCACACAGAACATGCATAAGAAGAAGGATGGAGAAGAGCCTAAGGCGGGTTTCCATGCGAAGATTTAATGGGAAAATTTGGTAGCGACTCAGATGAGTATGAATGGCGGAACTCTAATGATGCTGTATGGGTCTCCATAGATTCAAGAGCATTAGATAACTCTAAGAAACAGTATGAAGCATTAGGTACTGCTATTCCTAAGCTAGAACTGGCTGTACAGTCCGATGGTTCATCCACAGATTACTACAAGTTTCCTAAAGGGTACGATGACCTAATCGACCTTATCGAGTATAGAAATATGTCATTTTCTGTTGGTAACATATTTAAGGCTTGTTTTAGGTTAGGAAGAAAACACGGCGTGGATGACCTGTATGACCTCCGAAAAATCAAATTCTTTGTTGAGAGAGAGATAGCTAGAATTGAGAACAGTAAGTCCCCAAACAGAGAGGCTTAGATACGTTCTAGACTACGATCAGAAAACAGGCGTGTTTACATGGAAGAATCCTCCCGGCGATAAAATGAAGCCGGGAGATACCGCAGGTGTGAGGGATAACACCGGGTACATTCGCATACGCTTTGATAACGTGCTGTATATGGCACATCGCCTTGCATGGCAGTGCATTCATGGCTCTCCACCGCTAAATGTCTTAGATCATAAAAATAGAGTGCGTAATGACAACAAGATCAGCAATCTAAGACAAGCTAATCAGACATAGAATATGGCAAACGCCAAGGGCCATAAAGATAGCCGAACTGGTGTAAAAGGTGTGGGTATTCGGAAGAGCGGAAGATTCTTTTCTCAGATCAGTATAGGAGGAAAGATAAAGATGCTCGGTACATTTGACACTATTGAAGAGGCTTCTGAAGCCTACAAACGGAAGCACAAAGAAATATATGGAGAATTTTCAACCGATGAACAAAGTTTTCATCCTACTTGACGACAGTGGCTCTATGCAATCTCACTGGAATAACACAATCTCTGGTATCAATGAGTACCTATCCAGCATTGAGGATAAGTCTAACACACACGTAACAATCTCCACATTCCGTGGCAAGGTTAAGAGTGACCTTGTAAGCGAGATTAGGGAAGTTGGCGTTGGTGAGTTCAAGTACCCCGGAGGTATGACGCCACTCTATGACAATATCGGTGCTGTGTATCAGCAGGCACTAGAAGCTGGTCATGCCAAGACTGCTATCATTGTAGTTACAGATGGTGAAGAGAATGCGTCTAACAAAGTCAATGAAGCTGAAGTCAAACGTATCGCTTCTGTCCTCAGGGAAAAGGAATGGCCGCTTACCTTCATCGGTGCATCGTTCGATAAAGTTGTGTCTGAAGGTGCCAAGGTTGGTCTAGACAAGCGTAACACAATGTCTTTCAATGTGAATGATCTTAGTAAGACTAAGGGTGCGTTCCGTGATCTTGGCGCACGTACTATGGCTTATGCCTCGGCAGTTGGTGGGCAGTCCCTTACCTCGTTCGAGTACAGTGAAACCGCTCGTAAAGAGTTTGGTGGTCAGTAATGCCCCTTAATCCAGAGCCATTCGATGATGAAGTTCCACGTTGGTATGATAAGGCCCTTACAGAGCTTGAAGAACAGCTTGATACTAACCAAATCGATTGGGAAGAATACAAACGCTGTGTACGGGAGTTAAACAGAGAGCTTAACGACGCTAATGGGTAAACGATCATCGTTTGAACGCATAGACAAAGACTTCTATAGAACTATCGACCCTATGGCAGTAGAACCACTACTGCCTTTTTTAGTCCCCGGAAGTACGTATGCTGAGCCTTGTTATGGTTGTGGTGACTTAGTTAATCTTCTTGATGGGTATGTCAATATTCAATGGTCTAGTGATATTAATGATCTGAATGAGGATCATGTTACTACTCATAAGGACGCACTTGAGCTTACTGAGGATGACCTAAAGAACTGCGACATGATCATTACCAATCCACCTTGGTCACGTCCTATCCTACACGCCATGATCGAACACTTCGTAACACTGAAGACAACTTGGCTACTGTTCGATGCTGATTGGGCTCATACAAGACAATCTGCAAAGCTTATGAAAGACTACTGCACAGACATTGTGAGTGTAGGTAGGCTCAAGTGGATACCGGGAACCACAATGTCCGGTAAGGATAACTGTGCGTGGTACAGGTTCTCAAATTTTAAGCCATACCCAACGAGGTTTCATGGACGTACAATTAATTGAATTTATGGGTAGTGACCTTATGGTTGCCAATGCCGCCCGTAGATCATTCGGTGCTGGGTATACAGAGTGGTCGGAAGAACCGCGTACAGCTAGGGGGCGTAGTGATAGACAGCTTGTCCTAGACCTAGCAGCCGATGGGCACATGCTTCCCTTCCGTCACCCACATATCACCATATCCTGTGATGCCCCGATACCCATTGCTAGGCAGCTTGGCAAGCATCAAGTTGGTTTTGAATGGTCTGAGATTAGCCGTAGGTATAAGACTAAGGATATCCTGTACTACAAGTTTGGCACAAAGTGGCGAGCGGATTTAGCGGACCGTAGACAAGGTAGTGGTGAGCTATTGCCGCCTGACAAACAAGCCTTTCTTAAGGGGATTGAGGATGATGCTATTAGGCATTGTACGGCCCTTTATATTGAGGCCCTATATCATGGTGCCTCACCAGAACAGGCTAGATTTCTACTACCACAATCCATGTTGGTGCATTGGACTTGGACAGGCTCACTACTAGCATGGGCACACCTGTACAAACAGCGCACACATAAAGATACACAGCAAGAGACAAGAGAGTTTGCCGAAAAAGTCGGAGTGATTGTCTCACAACATTTCCCTGTTTCATGGGAAGCACTTACTAAAGGACATACTAATGACTAATAAGATTTATCTACCCAATGGTAGCGCAAAGACAATCGAAATTAATGAAGAACTGACTTTCAATACCTACCAAGAACTAGCGAAGTCCACGGCAGTTTTTCCCGGACAGGGAACCGTTGGTGGAGTTATGTACCTTGCACTTGGTTTATGTGGAGAGGCGGGTGAGGTAGCGGAGAAGGTTAAGAAGTACTTCCGTGATGGTATACCGGAAGGCATGGACCCTGATGATTGGAGTGAACTCCTTCTAAAAGAACTATCAGACGTGCTATGGTATACTGCTGTAATGGCCGACCATCTAGGCTTTAAGTTCTCTGATGTTGGTGTGACTAACCTTGAGAAGCTGGCATCACGTAAAGCAAGGGGAGTTTTAGGCGGAAGTGGGGATACTAGATAAACTACTGACTGAGTTTTACTGTGATCCTGATACAGGATTTATATATAATGAAGGCTGTAAAATCTCATTATCTCTTAACAACAGTGGGTACAGAACTGTATGGATTGCCAACATAAAGATAGGTCAACATGTTGCCATGTGGGCCTATCACAACCACGCATTTCCGGTACATGAAATTGATCATAAAAACAGAATTAAAACTGATAATAGATTAGCTAATCTTCGTGAGGTAACTAGATCAATAAATGCACATAACACAAAACTGTTTAGTACAAACACATCCGGCTATAAGGGTGTGGCCTTCCATAAGGCATCCAAATCATGGAGAGCGTCCATTCGTCTAGAGAATAAAGACCATTACCTCGGCTACTTTTCCACTCCTGAAGACGCTTACTCCGCAAGACTTAAAGCTGAGGTAGAATTGGGTATCAATGCCGTATAGATCGAATGAGAATCCGATGTTTAGATCGCAATTCTCAGAAACAATATTTAAGCAGAAGTATGCACATGAAGGTGCAGAGACATGGGAGCAGCTTGCTAGCACTCTGGTAAAGGATGTTAGCAATGGCCTTCTTACCAAGGATGAGGAAGGTCAATTAGCTTCCTACATTACCAACCTTAAGTTCATTCCCGGTGGACGCTATCTGTATTATGCAGGTAGACAGGTTAAGTATTTCAACAACTGTTTCCTTCTTCGTGCTGAAGAGGATAGCAGGGAAGATTGGGCTAACCTATCGTGGAAGGCTGAAAGCTGTCTGACTACAGGCGGTGGCATTGGTGTGGATTACTCCATCTATCGCCATGAAGGTGCGCCTATCAAGCGTACTGGTGGTGTAGCTTCAGGCCCAATCTCCAAGATGAATATGATCAATGAAATTGGTCGTAGGGTAATGCAAGGTGGATCAAGACGTTCCGCTATATATGCTTCTCTTAATTGGCAGCATGAGGATGCTACACGCTTCCTTACAGCCAAGGATTGGAAGAATCTTCCTGTAGGTAACACAGGCTTTAGCTATTGGGATATTAAGCAGCAAGACTTTAATTTCCCTGCACCATTGGATATGACAAATATTAGTCTCAATTATGATACTAAGTGGCTTACTGATTATTGGAAGTCTGGTGATGTTGGGGATACTTTTAGGGCAAATGTACGACAGGCTCTAGAGACTAGCGAACCGGGCTTCTCATTCAACTTCTTCGATAAGGAAAATGAAACTCTTCGTAACGCTTGCACTGAAGTTACTTCTGAGGACGATAGTGATGTTTGTAATCTTGGTAGCATTAATCTTGGTCGTGTTGATGATATCAACGAGCTTATTGACATTATAACCCTATCTACCAAGTTCCTAGTTCTAGGTACTCTACGTGCTGATCTACCTTATGAGAAGGTGTATAAGACACGAGAGAAGAACCGTAGACTTGGCCTTGGTTTGATGGGTATCCATGAATGGCTACTTAAGAGAGGATATGGATATGAAGTCACACCAGAGCTTCACAGATGGCTTGCTATCTATAAGCATGTTTCCGACAACGTATCTGCGAAATACGCTGATGGCATTGGGATTAGTCGTCCTGTTGCAAACAGAGCCATTGCGCCAACAGGCAGTATTGGCATCCTTGCTGGAACGACAACTGGAATCGAGCCACTATTTGCAGTCGCTTACAAGCGCAGATATCTCACAAATGGTACTGAATGGCGCTACCAGTATGTAGTCGATGGAACTGCACAGGAACTAATCGAGACGTATGGTGTAGACCCTGAGAACATTGAGAGTGCTATGGACCTAGCCTCAAACCCTGAACAACGTATCCGCTTCCAAGCTGATATTCAGGACTATGTGGATATGTCTATCTCAAGCACGATCAACCTTCCTGCATGGGGCACAGAGCTAAACAATGAAGATACTGTGGATGACTTTGCTAATACTCTTGGCAAGTATGCTCACCGTCTTAGAGGCTTTACTGCCTATGCTGATGGATCAAGGGGTGGACAGCCTCTTACCGTAGTTCCCTATAAGGAAGCCGTACAGAATCTAGGTCTAACTTTCTCGGAGAGTTTAGAAACTCATGATATCTGTGTGATCGGCAAAGGCGGAGAAAGCTGCGGCGTCTAAACATTGGGTTTTTCCATACCGTGGAGAATCCCAATCTACTCAACCCGGTGAATGGTGTAGGTTGTTCCTGCCCTTCATCGGGTTTCTTTTTAAGGAAAGCACAGAATGCTTCAACTGACAGAACACCGTAAAAAGCAAATTGTGATTACGAATGACTTCCTCTATGATCTGATTATTGGAGGTTACGTGAAACCCGGTGACTTCCTCAACCCCCGTTCAACTAAGAGAGTCCAAGATGCGATAGCCACAATCCAAGAATTTGAAGACCTTTTGCGTAAACACAACATTCTGGAAGACTACTGATGACTACCGAACAGACACATCCCGATATCGTCAACCTTGCCGCCTTCAAGGGAGGTTATGCAGCCTTCTTCAAGGGAAGCCGTAAACCCTACGCGCTTTCCCCCAAACAGCAGGAAGAGATTACCAAGCTCAAGAGTGGTAAGCGTATTGCTGCACTGGTCAAATGGTATGAGGAACGTGGAGTAATCCTCACTCTTACCACTGCTCAGCCTCTCTATAAGGCAGAACAGGTTACGTTGGCGGAGTGTCCCTACAAGCCTCATACGTATGCTGCTAAGGAATGGCAGCGTGGGTTTAATGCGGCTTACTTCAACAACCTTGAAAGAAAGCCTACATATGCTAGCCATTCTCGCACTCATGCAAATCATGGGGCAAGACCCCACAACCGGAGGCACAAACCTGCAACTCATTGACTTGGGGGAACCCATTGCAGTCGAGCAGTGTTTGGAGTACGCTAAGTCGATCAACATGGTGGGGGAAGTTCCGTTTATAGCGGCCTGCCTCCCTGTGTTGCCTAAGACCACCGCTACCCCGTAACACACTCGAAAGTAAGTAAAATGAAAGCCATCCTATTTGTCCTTATGATAACGGACATGACAGACTTCCAGAACAAAGGTGAAATTCAGTATCAGTTAGTTCATCGTGAAGCTGATATCGAATGGTCTTCTTGTGCGAGTGTCGCAAGAGATATCAATCTTGGGCATGGCTTAGAAGTGGGGGCTGTCACGGCAACGTGCTTCCCCTACACTGTAGACGATAGTGAAGAAGATAGTAATGACAATAGTGGACACAATTCTTAAGCGTTGGGCGAAAGATATTACCCAGCTTAAGGCAGCAGCAGTCTCCGAACGTAAGAAGATTGTGATGAATGAACAGGTGATTGACGGTTTGAAGACTGCCAATCAGAATGCAGAACATGAAGCTCAGCGAGCAGAAACCATTGTAGATAACCTACAGAAGCTGCTTGCTGTACCGGACCTGCCCGCACAGAATGGGTAAGGATGTATGGTTCATTAGTGATCATCATCTTTCTCATGCCAAGCTTCTAACCTTCCGTGACAAGAATGATATGCTCATACGTCCGGAGTTTGATAACGTCAAACAAATGAATGAGCATATCCTAGAAATGCACAATCAGACCGTTGGTCCAAATGACATTGCGTATTTTCTAGGTGATCTTATGTGGGACAAACCTGAGTCATGGAACATTGTGGCTCAGATGCATGGGGTCATTCTTTTCACTCCCGGTAATCATGATGATATTCCAACACTAGCAAGTGCTAATATCTTCGATGATATGAAGCTTTGGTATAAGTTGACAGTTGAAGGTAAGCGGCTTGTAGCAGGCCATGTCCCCTTTAACAATATGGATATCCGTAGGTGCGATATTAACATCCACGGACATATTCATGAAAAATCGATGAATGATCCAAGGTATTTTAATGTGTGTGTAGAACAGCTTGGGTATGAGCCGATCCACGTCGAGGATATTGTTGCTCTTTCTGCCTAACTGCTCTTGACGCGAATCAGGCGTTTATGCTTAATAGGAGCGGGCGGTTCTCTCTCCTGATTCGTGTTCTTCCTAGCGCCCCCAATCCTCGGAGGACGTTTCGGTAAAGCTATGTCGCGTAGCTTGCGTAGAGAGAACCGCCTACAATCAAGCATGACTAAAATTCTTCTTAGTAATGAACATATTACAGCCAACATCGAGACTTGGTGTCAGGCTTTGGAAAGTGGGGAATACGAGCAGGCAACAGGTACTTTGTACAATGGTATAGGGTACTGTTGTTTGGGGGTAGGGGCTAAGGTGCTTCTAGGTGATCCTGAAGGCTTGGAGGATGATGGAGAGTATTATTGGGATGGGGAATCAGCTGTAGCACCACAATCCTTTATGGATAAGGTTGGTCTGACTGATATGACTGGAACCTATGAAATTCCATCATCCAATGAAGATGACGAAGTGTTTTCAAGCCTTGTAGATCAGAATGACTCTCATGGCTGGAACTTCAAACAGATTGCGGACCTGATCCGTAGTAGGCCAAAGGGCCTGTTTATCGAAGGCGTGTAAGGGGAAATGATGGTTGCGATTATGAACAACCTGCCGGAACTCATTATGGGTGCGGCATGGACTGGTCTTACCTTCTGGTTCGGAAGGTGGACAACGACTTGGTGGGCGCGTAAGAACGCTAAGAGCAAATGACAAGGTTGTACCACTATGCTGCTGACCTAACAGAAAAGCCGGGATGTGGGGATTGTCGTATGATCCCCACCCCGGCTTTTTGCTATCTATGCTTCATCAAGCTTATTTCAACACGTAGACGCTCTACTGTGTCAATTAGAGAATCTATTACTACGATAGCTCTATCTATTCTTTGTTGATCATGTTCGCCAAATACAATAGTCGTATGCTTTGGGCCATACACTTCCTCATGTGGTGTATCCATTGGTTTTATCCATGCCCTAATAAGCGCCCATACACTTACAACTATCGTACTCACCGCACCGATCAGAGCTACCTGAACAGTTGGATCGATTTGCGAGAGAAAATCTAACATTAACCACCATACTTTTTAACATAAGCAAGGTCAGTTGCAGAACGGTACGCATTACGTAATTCTGATATCAGCAGAATACCATACGTGCCGACCCCCCATGATAGCCCCACAACAGGAATATCAGACGCTGTTAGAAGATTACCTACAAGTGCCCCAAACATACCAGCGCCAAAGATAGCACCAATAAGTCTTAGTGAGGGAGTACCTCCGTTCCAATGCCCGTTAATCATTAACGAAGCAATTCTACCTATACCAATTCCAATACATAGCCAAGTCCATTGTATTGCGTATGGAAGAAATTCTGTAAGAGAAGGTCTAAAGAAGGTTTGTGGGAAGAATAAAGAAATTAATCCCATTGCTAGAAGGACGAAGCTGGCTACCCATTCCGTCCCTCTTTGGTGTGCTGTACGTGATATTGCTTTCTTCACTGGAATAGCCCACCATTAAAGATAGTGGGTCTACGGCGCTTAGGACGCTCAGGTGGGGCCTGAGGTATTCCGGGTACAGGGACACCACGCTTACCCATTACATACCCTACAGCCCCAGCTACGGCGCTTACAGCAACTACGAGTGCCGGTATGCCACCTACCTTATAGGCGTACTGCCCAATTGTGATGACAAAGATGATACCGATTGTGCCGATAATATACGGCCAATAGGCAATGACAATCTGTATGAACTCCCACATATCACTTCCAGAAAAAGCTTTTGAATGTGAAGAACACACCAGCAAACACTAGCACGATGAACAGACCTTTGATGTACACGCTGTACTCCTGTAGAGGCTCAAGCATGTTAGTGGCATCGCTGATCACAGTACCGAGAGAACCTAGACCAAGGCTGGCACCACCGACAGCGGTATCCGCAGCTTTGCTCTTCTTAGCGTAAGCTTCAGATAGCTTTCCTTTTGTTAAAGGACCGGCTAGACCATCCACAGTAAGCCCAGCCTGAACTTGGAAGGCAATAACTGCGTTTGTAGTCTCTTGTCCGTAATCCCCATCTACAGCAATCTTAGTACCGAGAACGGCATTTAGCTGTAGCTGGATTTTCTTTACTTCATCTTCAGCAATCGCCGCGCTACTCTTCTTAGAGTATTTGGCATATGCCTTAGCTAGTTTAACGTCATACTTGTTCTTCTTATAGGCAGGCCCATTGTAGCCTCTGGCGAAGGCGGCCCAATCACGTCTATGCACTTCATCATCAAGACCATTAACTTCGATGAAGTCTGTCATAAGATCAATCTGACCTTGAATAGTCTCTGAATCAGCTACAAGAGATTGTACGTCTGGTCTACCTAAGTCTTTCCAGTTCGCACCCATAACTTGACCTAGACCCCATGAGGTAGATTCTAGGGCAGCTTCAACGTTGATCGCCATCGCACGAGACAACAGGGCGTATCGAGCTTGGCCGGTAGAGGGGTTAGGCACCCCTCCAACCTTAGGACTGGCTAGGCCAGCCTTGACAGCCTGTTGACGATCCTTACCCTTCAGACGAGCATAGAAGTAATGTCCTTCAAAACGGATGACTGGTTTGCCATCTGCATAGAAAGGCTCACCACCGCTTTCCACTTCGACAATAGCCAATAGTGCGGCTTCATCCATTCCGATCAATCGTGCCTGTTCTCTTACAGCATTCTCAATCTCTACATTAAGCATTTACTTTACTCCTAATGCTTTCTCAGTATCATCTTCTTTTTCAGGTGTAGCCTGTCCAAAAAAACCTTTTGTTGTGTTAGATAGCTTTGCCTTATTAGTTACAAGGTCATCTACAATATTCTTTAGATAGTTTCCATTATTAGGATCAGCTACAATCTTATCTAGAGTTTCTGTTAGTATCTTCGTATCTGACAGAAGAATAGGAACAATACGCTCGAAAGCCTCTTGTTCTGTTGACCCCATTAGAGTGTTAGCAGCCTTAGAGAAAGCACCTACAGTAGCGGCAGTACGGTTAAGTCTACCGAACAGAGCAGTAATCAGAAGCTGTCCTGCCTGTGAACGGGCGTTACGAGCAGCATCCACAGCAGTATTACTACTGAACGTCTGTGGTCTGTTTGAACGTGTGCTTACGTTATCTCTCAGTGCTTCTGTAAGAACAGTCAAGTCCTCAAGGAACTTAGGCTGGTTACTGAAGACTTCCTTCATAACGGTCTTCTGACCCGCATCGGAACCATCAAGGAACTTGACTAGCTGATTTAGCGAGGCTTCATTTACAGCCTTACCACCTTCACCAGTCTTAGACACAACACGAGAATTGAAGAACTTCTCACGCATGTATCGTAGGTACTGTGACTGAATACCTTCAATAACTAGAGGCTTACTGCTCTTCGATGCTTCCTGCATAAGCTTTTCAACTTTAGTAGGATCACCGAAGATAGAGTTAAAGGTTCCAGTTACGTCCTTCGACTTAAACTCAGCAATTGAAGGTTGATCACTGATAAAGTTGTAAGCAGCGGTATTAACTACTTCGTCATGTAGTTCAGCAGCGGCTTCTCTATACTTAGCCAGCCCAGCAGTAGCCCCGGTCAAACCTTCCTGAGCGCCCTTTACTTCCTCAATAGCAGCATTTAGCAGCTTGAAGGAATCAGGGTCAGTCTTGGCTATCTTAGTCATGAATGGGGCCATACGGTCAGATAGGTTCTGTGCTGTCTTGATATCCACAGTACCAAGTGTTTCCACCATCTGTGATACTACATATCGAGCAGCTTCTTTGTTATCTACATTGTAAGCCTTCATCCAGTTAGATAGTAGAACACCACTTTCGTCTGGATCAGTTAGCGCCTTCTTTTGGAAGTCTACGAACTGTCTGTAAGTTTCATCAGATTCCTTTGCAATGTCACCACTGATAATAGTAGTTCTTGCCTGCTGATCGATCTTCTTAAGTTCATTGATTTGTCCCCACTTATCCTTGTGAACCTTAAATGCGTCGATAGCATCCTTGAAACCCGGATAAGCCTTAATCTCAACGTCTTCATCAATGAACTTAACAATCTTCTCATACTGAGAAGTGTCCTGCATATTGCCCGGTACTTTACCTTCGTCAATAAGTCTCTTGTAATAAGGGCGTACCTCAGTTACAAGCCACTTCATATCCTTAGTAGCTAGGTCATCCTGTAGGTCTAGGATATTCACAGCTTCATCAGGATCATCACTGATCTGCTTAAAGTGTGCGTTCTTTGGACCATCGGACTGTCTAAGGATATCGGACAGGTTCTTTTCATCACCTAGAGACTGGATAAGCTCCGATAGACCCTTTACGTTGAACGCCTTGTTAGGAGGAAGGTTATCAAACTTATCTTTGTAGTTTCTGTATGATACTGCGTTCTCTTCCATAGCCTGTGTGGCTTTTAGATTACGTTCATCAATGTTGGCAATCATGTTACCAACCTGATCAGAACCTCTATTCTTATCCACACGATCAATAAACTGGTTAACATTGACCATACCATCTAGACGGTCATTAGCTGCATTCACAGCGTTCTTTCCACCAGCAATGGCTTCCTTGGCACGGTTTAGACGTGATAGGGTAGGTTCTGCTAGATTGAGAGCAGCATCTGTAATACTGCCTTCATTACCAAACTTATCAGCAGCAGCTAGCAGGTTGTCACTACCCTGTGCTAGAGTACGTGCATCTGCTTCCTGAACCACAGATGACTTCAGGTTATCTCTCTTAAGAGCTTGTATACTGTCCGCTACTTGAGCAGCCTTTTGTGAAGCCCACTCATCGAACTTAGGACCAAGAGTATTACGCATAAAGCCATAGGCTCTCTCTACGTACTCCTTAGCACCATACGCCATAGCCTCTTGAGGACTACGAGCAATAGGACCAAATGAACCGTTAGGAATGCCTACTTCTTTGTACTTGTCCAATACCTCAGAAAGAATGCCTAGACGACTTAGGTATTCCCCCTTTTCAACATCCATAACATCCGGGTCAATCTGTCTGAATAGATCAGCAGCTAGGCCCTTCTCATCCATCTGTGGAACGTGATTACCACCAGTACCACCACGAATAGCCTTACCAATGCCCTTAGCTGTAACACCAAGTACACGGAATAGACCAGACGCAGCAGTGTTATCTAGGAAGTGGCTTCCGTAGATGAAGCCTTCACTGTCTGAAGGCATAGCAATTGTAGCACCTGTATTAGCACCAAGGAACTCTGTTACAGAACCCTTAATAAGTAGTTCGGTCTTCTTCTGTGCGTTTACAACGTCCAGTCCACCGTTCTTCTTAAGCTGCTTCTCTAGGAAGCTACTAGCTGTCTCGGCAATAGCGCGTTGAGCAGCCGGAAGTCTCTCGATAGCTTCCCTAGCAACCTTCTCACCACCAAGGCCACCGATAACTACACCGATGATTTCCTGTGCCATACGCTCACCATCCGATGCAGCGGGCATTGTTGGGAAGCGAGCTTCAATCATAGCTACAGTATCAGGGTTGGCTACTTCTAGCTCATTCTTCAACTCTTCCGATAGAGGAAGCGCACCTACAGCAGCATTCCAGTAGTTACGACCGTCAAGCGCTTCAGCCGCTAGACCAGCAGTCTTAGCAACACCCTTTGCAGCATTTAGCGCACCACCAGTAATAGCGCGCTCAACAGGACCAAAGTTCTGTGGAGGCACCAAGTCTGTCTTAGTTACGTTGCCGTCTTCGACTGTCTCTTGAATACGCGGACCATCCTCAAATCCGGGGATGATTGGCTTACCAGTTGCACGGTAAGTCTGTTGATTGGATTCGTAGTTGGCCTTTGATTCATCCGACATACCGCTAGTGCCAAAGAAGATTTTCCAGAAACCATCTTCGTCATCCACAGGCTTGTAGGTAGAACCATCAAATACTTGTGAATCTTCTTGACGCTTTACGTTCTCACTGTCGTCCATATCCAATAGCTGGAAAGCATTTGGCATGTTCTCTTGTGTAACTTCAGCAGGATCGATAGCTCTACGTTCTGAGGTAGAGCTATCAATAGTTTCACCAGTACCGCTACCGCCAAGTAGAAGGTTCATTTCTTCGGGTGTTAGCTTAATACCAGCCATATAACTATTTCCTTATTTATAGAGGCTTAACTGTTCCGTCAGCCATAATCTGTACTCTTTTACCTACATAAGGCTTCAGTGAAGGAATTGCGTCAGCCTTGGCTTCATCCACATTACCTTCCCACTTAACAGTTGTGCTTTGTGCGGTAGGGTCTTGTGTCTCAGCAGAGGACATTTCTTCCTTGGCAGTCAACCATTCATAATCCTCAGCAGGCATAGAATCTTTCATCTTAGCAAGAGACTTACCATCGAACGCACCAAGACTTGTGGCATTCTTAATAGCGAATTGCCCACTAAGACCTTCTGCCTTTACGTCCATAGCGTTAGAAAGATCAGCAGCAACAATCTTAGCGTTACGTAGGAAGATTTTAGGATCGTTTGAGCTTAGCACTAGGTTAGCCGCTTCCTGCACGTCACGGTTGGTCAACTGACCAGAACCGTTAAGTAGACGAGCTACCTTGAACTTCACACCAACAGCACGAGCAGCAAATGCCTGTGCATCGGAAGCCATCATATCCCCATTAGCCTGAAGCCTTGCCGAAACAGCAGCAACAGCCTTTTCTTCTTCAGCCTTAACCTGCTCTGCACTCATGCCACCAATCTGACTGAAAACAGCATTCAGTTCGTTTTCAATTTCGTTGAAGGCAGTAGAGATTAGGCTTGTCTTAGCAAGCACAACAGGATTATCAGCCGCCATCTGGCTAAGTCCCTTGATTTCACTGACCATTGAGATAGTGTCTGATCTTGCAGATACATAATCTTTAGTAAGAGCATCTGCCTCACCACCAGCCTTTTCATAGGCCGCATAGTGTGCCGGTGACATAATCTTCTTTACATCAGACATAGGTATAATTCTGTTGCTTCCAAACTCTTGGAAACCTGTACCGTCTGGTGTCTGCACACCTGATAGGAGAGAACCGTCATTCAACATAGCAAAAGGCATCTTGCCGGGATCACCGTCAAAAGCATTTGCACCAGTGTTCTTAGGCTCAACGCCGTCAACCTTGTAGCCGCCCTGTAGTTCAGCACCGTTATAGCCTTGGTTGTACTTATCGAACTCTTCCTGATCTACACCAGCAGCGCTCATTACAGCCTTATTAGCCTGCCCCATCTGGCGTTCTCTGATCTTATCAGGATTGAAGATATCGCCTACAGCACTTGTCATAGACCCTAGAATATCAGGGTTTTCTTCAGCATTAGGCTGTGTAAGATCAAGTGCGGCGTCCGTAGCAGGATTTTGCTGCATAGTCAAACCAGCAGCTTCTGTCATCCCATTGGCGTAAGGAACCATACCAGCTAGGTCTTCGCCCATAGCAGGAGTAGCAATCTTAGAGAACTTAGTACGACCGAAACGCTCGGCAGCTTGTTCGTAAGATGAACCTTCCTTAAGCATTGTGTAGGCGTGTTCCCATGCTTCAGGAGGCGCACGATAATCGGACGCAATCTGCTTAGCTGTAGCTACCCACTGACTATCCTGCTTTTCATCTTCAGCATACTTAGCCTGCTTCTTAAGGTAGGAATCATAAGCGATACGGAAGGCATCCTGTTTCATTGCCCCGCGTCTCTCTTCCATAGCATTGAAGGTCTTACCGAAACCTTCAGCTAGTCCTGCCATAAAACTCATATTACATCATTCCTTGTTCTGGTGGCATTGCCGCCGCAGGATCAGCCTCTTCACCCATTTCAGGTGTAGGAGGGGCTTGCTCTTCTTCACCGGGCTTAGCCATGCCAGCAAACCCACCCATCTTCTGAGCTTGCTTCTCTACACCGGCTCTAAAGCTGTCTGTCTGTCCTGTCACGTTGTCGGCAACGTTAAGCGCTCTCTGAGGATCAATCTCACCCTTAGCCTTAAGGAAGCTAATAGTAGGTGGAGATTCATCATCTAGACCTAGATCGTATTTGATACCATAATCTTCAGCCATGATCTTCATAACGTGTACTACAGGACCGGCAAGTAGAAGCGCCATATCAGGCGTCCACTTACCAGCACCTATACCATTACTTAGGAAGATATCAGCGATTGTGGTTAGAGGCACACCGGCTTGAGCAACTGTCAGTAGGGAGTATGTAGTTTCCTTAGTTGCCAGTTGCTTCATTGTAGCTTCAATAGCCTTGTCCATATCTGTGATTTCAGGTGGACGGTGCCAAGGGTAGTTCTTGGTATCTGAAGTAAAGTTCTCACCCGGAATAGGGCCAGAAGGTACGAACTTCTTATTCTTGATCTGCATCGCTCTTTACCTTCTTCTTAGCCTTTTCGGCTCTCTTGGGGCCTAGGCGCTCTTCCTCAAAACCATCAAAGTATGACTTAGTATACTTGCGTTTTGCTACCTTGTTAATCTCAAGGTCGTCATCCCCATCTTCAAAGTAGACCTGTACAGCCTTCTTAAAAGCTGCTTCCCATGTACCCTTATCCATTAAAATCCTAATTTTCCTAGTAGAATTGAACCGCCAATACCTAGTAGCTGACCAATCAAGGATCCTGTACCAGCACTATCAGCAGCAGCAGAGTTGATGTTTGCCTGTAGCTTCATTAGAGCTACTTGGTTCTTTCTATCTGCATCATTATCCGCTGTTTTCCATGCATAGTCAAGTAGAGCATCTGATCTGTCCCACAGTCTATTCAACTGTTCAGCAGATACACCAACTCTATTCTTAACGTCTGTAGAAGCAGCCTCAAATGCCTGTGCATTCTCAGTAAGCGTTACAGTCTGTCGCCATTTAGCGTTAGCTGTATCAATCTGGAACTGCATGTTCTTGTAGAACTGTTCACGGTTGTTCTCTAGATCAGCATTGAACTTGTTAACATCAGTTAGCTCACCAGCATTAAACTGCTTCATAGCGTTTTGCTGATTTGAGTTGAACTGCTCGATAGATGCATTCAGATTAGAGTAGAACATATCCTTCTCGTTCTGTGACTGAGCCACAAATAGACGGTTAGTGTTCTCTGACTTAGCATCCTCTAGGATCGACTGAATACGAGCCTGAGTGTTGATAGCCTCTGCCTGTTGTGCGTTATCAAGGTTCTTCATATCCATTTGCATGAAGTTATTGGCGTTGGTTACGGCTGCTTGCATACGAGCATCCATATTCGCCATGTCCATCTTGCTTAGGACGTTAGCCTTGTTAATTGTCTGTTCTTGTCTGTTATCTAGGTTCTTTAGAGTTACAGTCTGGAAGAATGCCGCATCCTGTTGAGCTACAGGAATGCTGGCTTCCATCAGGGCTTGAGCCATAGCCGCAGTAGCAGCCGTACCTGTCATACCCTTGAATGCAGCAATACGAGACACATTACGGGCTGTACCAGCCGCCCATGCAGGAATCTTAGGCTGTCCAGTAGCAGGGTCAACAAACTCATTCTGTAGAATATCTAGCTGACCCTTTAGGGTAGCCTTAGCATCCGTGTAGTTACCTTCTCCAAGCTGTTCAGCAAGAAGCTTACCAGCCATTGTAGAGGTATCAATGATGTTAGCGATATTCTGTTGTGCAGCCTGATTTAGAGCCTGACCTGTAGGGGTCTGCCCAGCAGCTACAGCAGCAGTATCAATTTCCACACCAGCAGTGTTAACCTGAGCCTGACTGTTTACAGCACCTTGCTGAGCATTCATCTGCCCATTCTGAGCAACTTGATCAGCAGTGGTTGCAGTCTGGACCTGATTAGCCTGAGTCTGACCTGTAGCAGGACCGGCAGTCGAGGTATTCGTTACCTGTCCTGCCTGTGCCTGTTGTGTAGGACCAGTAGGCGTAATGTTACCTTGCTGTCCGTCCTGTACTTGCTGATCAGTTACGTTCGGCAGGTTAGAGCTAAGGTTCATATCATCGTTAAATAGAACCCCCGGATCGGCAGCAAGTTGCCCACCCAAATCAGTAATACCGATCTGGTTGTTTGATCCAGTATCTACAGCACCCGGCACTACCTGCACAGAACCATTAGGCATTGTCTGTGGAGGAATAGGGTTACTTGAAGTAGGTGTTGTTGGCATTATTTATCCTTTATTCCCACATAACGTTGGCAGTACCAGCGTCGAACGTTACGCCCATTAGACGAACAGTGGTAAGTTCAGCGGATAGAGTCTTAGTTCCTCCACCAACGAATGTTCTGTTACTGTCACTTGTAATACCTTGGAAGACCCAAAGATGACTACTATTCAGTCTAGTAAGTACGCACCCACCCATCCATATTGTTGCACCACTACCACCACTAGCCAAACGGAAAGTAGTGCTGAACTGTGAGCCAAGAACAGTTGCGTCACCCTGAGCCAAAGATGCGTATGAACCTAGATAACCAGTAGTTTCAATACCACCAGCATCACCAATTTGTAGTCCAAAATCACCACCAGCACTAGATGACACCGCGTCCCACATCATAGTAATACGCTTAGCACCAGCCGGAATTGTCCAGTCCTTTGTAGTACCTGAAGTCGTAGCAAGTGGAGTTAGGAGTGTAGGACCAGATGAAGTAGCACTCAGAGTACCACCACTAAAGCTTACACCAGAACCAATTGTAACTGGAGTCCATGTATCAGCAGCAGAACGGTAATAGAGTGTGTTTGTACCGCTTAGCGCTTCAAGTGCAGCTAGATCATTAGCAAGAGCTAGTGTAGGATTACCAGATACACCATTACCATTAGATACAGTAATACCAGCAGCGGGAGCAGTTAAGGTTCTTACAGCAGCAGTACCAGCACCAGTACGAGCTATTAGACCATTAGACGCAAGACCCGCTACAGCAGACAAGTCAGCGTCAAAAGCCTGTACGTTAGTACCCGGAACAAGTCCTAGAGTAGCCTGTACAGTTGCTTGGTTAGCATCGTCTAGAATTGTTCTAGCAAATGAAGTCAAGCTGAATGTAGCTGCTACGTCTGTACCAGTGAAGTAGATACCCTGATCAGCCCCCGGTGTTAGACCAGCAATAGCTGTAATAGTCGCATCGGAAGCAGCAGCAACAGCATCTAGAGTGCCACCCGTAAACGATAGCCCCGGTCCAACAGTTACTGAGGACCAAGTGTTTGCACCTGAACGGTAGTAAATATTGTTAGTACCAGACAACGCAGCAAGAGCGGATAGATCAGCATCAAATGCTTGGACGTTAGTTCCGGGCACAAGACCAAGAGTAGTCTGCATAGCTGCTTGGTTAGCATCATCCAACAGTGTTTTAGCAAACGTTGTTAGATCATACGTAGCCGCAGTACCAACACCAGTAAATTGAATACCCTTATCAGCAGCAGAAGTCAGACCAGCAATTGCTGTAAGTTCAGCATCGGACGCTTGAGCGCCGATAGTTGTACGTACAGTTGCAGCATCGGCATCGTCTAGGATTGTACGCGCAAATGATGTTAGAGTAGCTAGAGCAGCAGTGCTTGCACCTGTGTAGTACGGCACTCTGTCAGCAGCCGGAGTTAGTGCAGCAATCGCAGACAAGGCCGCAGCCATGTCAATACGATCCCATACAGCAGCCGTTGCAGTGCTATCGACACAGATATAGGCAGTGTCAGCAACTGTATCTACCCAAATCGAACCAACAGCATACCCATCCCCACTATCATCATTGACAGTAGGAGCAATGGTGCCATTTAGCTTGTGGATACCACCAGTACCACCTTGAGCAGTCTGTAGAATACCACTTACAGAACTAATCAAACTGATTTTAGGGCCTTCACCAGTCGTACCATCATGACTATGCCCTGAAGTTTCGTGGAATGCACTCTGTAGAGCGTTGTATTCCGCGTTTAGAGGACCAGCTTCAACTACGTTACCAGTAACGATATCCGCCGCACTCTGTCTTACATATCCGTCACCCATTAAATTCTCCCATCAACGGCGTATTCAAAGATTAGACCGTGGATAGAGTGAGGAAACTCTGTACCACTGGTACTAAATGTTAGTCTAATAGAGAAGAATGAACCTTGGACATTCTCTACAGCTTTAGGTGTAAGCACACCACCATAAACAGTCGCCAAGTCGCCATATACGGCTGAAGGACTGTCATATATAGGGATTGTACCAGAGATAATGATTGGATAGTTGGCTGGATTTACAACCTTATCACTACCCCAATCATACTGAACACCCATCGAAATACCTAGGCTACCTTCACCGTTAACAAATACAGTGACTTTCTCGATAGTCTTACGTACTTCTGTGTCGCCTAGATCAAGATAGGGTGTTGAGTATACAGATAGCATATTTGAACCATTTAGGCTATTACCTTGTTCATCACGATATACTCTACCGTCATAGTCACCACGTAGTACAAGCTCGATACCATTTACGTATCTTGATGTAGCACATGACGCTCTAAAACCTAGAAGTTCACCGAACTCCCAACCATTTTGCTGATCGGCTGAACGAAGCGCCCCAATAATACCCTTACTATCACTAGCAGCAAAGTTGTCACCACCGAATAGAATACGGAACTGTGACTTACCTCTGATTACGTATGTGTTCACTTCAAACCCAACGTTACCGACAACACGAGTCGATACAAGTGACTGAATTTGCTTAGACACAGTTTCAAGCTGCACGTCACCGATCTTATCAGTACCAGAAATAGGTCTAAAACCATCAGGAGCAATAAATAGTAGATCACCACCAAGTTCGATTACTCCATCACGAGATAGACACCCGATATTTGTCGTAACGTCCTTTACCAAGAACCCGGATGTAGTATCCGCAATAGCTCTCTTGATAGCGTTGTAACCAAAGATATACAGGTTATCACGGAAAGGCTTGATCTGAACTACGTTATATCCGGCAATAGCTTGACCACCACCACTAGCAACTGTAAAGTCATAGAATGCGTTAGGAGCGCTGTATGTCAGTACGCCGGTAGCAGCATTTACGATATCCCCAGCTAGGAATAGTGAGCCTGAGAAGAACGCCACAATAGCAGGGGCGTCTACTACCTGATTACCGCCAGCATTCGCTAGGTCTGCACCTGTGTTGGCACTATCTACATACGACCATGTTGTACCATCGTATAGCAGAGCGTTGTTAACACCATCCACAATAGCTAGGTAATTCTGAGAACCATCATTACCAATATCATATCTAAGTTTGTCTACAGTAGCACCACCTAGAATGTAGCTATGAGTAAGACCTGTAGAAATTGCTACCCAGCCTGTACCAAACTCATGTCTATAGAAGGTGTACTCATTTACTCCGATATCCTTACGAGCAGCAATAATTTCATTGATACCAGTAATAGTGTTCTCAAAGATGATAACACCTAGAACTTTACCTTCAGCAGTACCATCGCCTACAGCAGTAAAGCTTGGATCATAGTCTGTGTAACCATTAATACGGCGGTATCCGCCCGATAGACCCACTTCGTAGTTAACCAGACGGGTAGCGCATCCGGGCTTATTCGCAGATAGGTTCAAGTAGTTCTGTGTGCTGTCTAGGCCACCCTCACAGATTACTCTTGTCGATTGCTTCTTATCTGGCATTTACCAATTAAATCCATCTGGTGATACGGAGTTCACACCCCTGCTACTAGTTGTAGGTAGGAATGTTCCGTAAGCTCTATCGTCCTTATTGATCAACAGAGTACGCATACTCTTAAGCTGATCTTTAAATCTCTTGTCGATCATCTGAGCTTGTTCTGTGTTATCACGCCATAGGTACATATAGTATAGTGCACCAAGGATGATAACTTCATCGAATATCGTAGGAATACTAGGAGTGTCTGTGTAGATACCTAGTACAGCAGGAAGTGTCCAATAATCCCATGTAACCGTGTAGGCTTGGTCAGGGGATGGAGACACACCAAATGTCATACCTAGTCCAGGATACACCCACTTAGGTCTAATCAGACCAACTGTGGTGCTGTATTCATCCATTTCTCTACGACGCTTAAGCCAGATATCACGATTGATGTACTGTAGTGCATGTCCTGCTTCACCAATAGCATCATCTTTGATAATGTAGAAACTATCCCAATCAGCTACTAGAAAGTTATCAGGCCAGTCGTATTGTTCTGTTCCCGGTGTTAGGACTTGCGTACCTACAGAAACGTTAAAGGGCCAAGTAAACTCGGCCTGATTAATCAACTGAATTGAAGCGTTTACTGCATCCTTGGCTAAGGCATGAACACCACGAGCAGAAGGAAAGTCTGTGTCAGACATTTCAACTTCATTCACTCTGCGTAGAACCTTATTCACAAGGGCCAGATATGTTGTTGAGGCCATTTTGATCCTTTAGATACGAAAAAAGGGAGAGGAAATTAATCCTCCCCCTATCGTTTTAGACTATACTGTCACTTAGCTGCGAAGCTGAGCAATGCCCGGCTTACGCTGATCAGTGACATCTGCAATCAGTGCCCACACACGAATAGCACCGGCAGTGTTTTCATCTGTGAGAGTTGCAATCACAAGGTCTAGAGTATCGGCAGTGTTACCAATTACTACTGGCTGGTATGCAGCGGGTTGCTGAGCAAAGTCACCAACAGCACCTGTAACAAAGTTGAAACCGTCAACAAACACGTCTACGTCAATACCTGTGACACCAAGGTCAATGGTAAGAGCAGAAGAACCGGCATTAGCAGTTAGAACTTCAAAACCAGCAGAAAGAACTACTGAGTTAGTAGGAAGGCCAATTGCCTGAATAATGTCGGCAGCAGCAAGGGCTGAACCCTTAGAAGTAGCTGCTACAGTTAGATCAACAGTTGATTCAACGTAGTTGATTGGGAAGCGATTGGAAGCAACTGTAGAGTGGATGCCTGACCCAAGTCCTGTTGCTAGATCGATAGTAGCCATAAGTTATATCTCCCTATTACTTGCTTACGTTCCAGATAGCGCGAACTAGCGCTTCAGGACGGAGAATCTTACGACCAAACACATGCATACCACGGTAGATATCACCGAAAGTGTCAGCAGAACGGATAGTCTCGCTCTTAGCTAGGTTTTCGGCAGTTGCTACGGCTGACTGGTGCCCAGCTAGAACAACACCATAGTTCGCGTTAGAACCGGCAGTGTTGATTGTGCTTGATCCAGTACCGAAGGTAGGCAGGTTATTCGAGAAGTAGATATCGAAACCACGAACCTTACCGGCAAAAATCTTACCATTTGACTGGTCCATTCCCGGACCATTCTGGTTGCTGTTATAATCGTTAGACATGAACTTGCTGTCTTCATCGCCTAGAAGTTCTAGGAAAATCGCATCCACAACTGCCCAACGGCCATCCATAGGTACGTTCTGCTCATTAAGCATACGGTCGATACGTGCTAGAAGTTCTAGCGGAGTAGCGTCCTTAGTACCCTTAACACCTAGAGGAATACTGTTCGTACCAGCACCACCTGTAGAGAAGGCTGACTTAGTTAGCTGGTGGATAGCCAGCATTTCGTCTGAACCGGCTGAAGAAAGCGCCTTAGTACCGGGGAATGTAGTACGTGCAGTCCAAGTACCTGAACCCGGAGTAGCTTCCTGATAACCTGCCATGTAACCAAGTACGTTACGGTCATAAGCATCAGCTAGACGGTAAGCGGCACGGTTAGTAGCAAGGTCTTGCCAGTTAATGTGTGACTGTGACTTTTCAATGTCGTCAGTCTTGAAAGACCAGTAGTTAGACTGATCCACAACAAGTGTGAAGTCGCTGTCTTCTAGGTCTTGTGGAACCACTTTAACACCACGAGCATAGCTCTGGATTGTGATTTCTGGTTCCTTGATGATCTTTACAGAGTCGCCCATGTTAGCAATTTCACCAAAGTAGTCACTGTTGGTAATACCGTTAGTCACAGCCTTCTTACGAAAGACCTTCTGAACCTTCTTAGAGTAGATTACAGGGGACCAAACACCGTTAGGTAGATTGCCCCAGCCTGCACCTGCTGGAAATGCCATTGATTAACCTCATATATTTGAAAATGGCAGAGAGTACGTATTGTACTACTGACAGAACAAACTTGCTTACGAGGCCATCGGCCACATCAGGAGGTTCATCGGGTGATGAAGGCTAATGAGGATGGGTAGTCGGGATGAACTAGTTTTGTTCGTCTTATATGAACGTAGTAGGTGCGCGCAATTCCGGGCTACTACATTCTAACGAATTGTTTATATGTTAATGATTACAATAATCATTACGCCTATAGATAGACTATTTATATAGCGTGTGTCAAGAGGGCAGATGCAAATTTCTTAACTATCTCGGCTGTCCAAGAATTTTTTGCTAGATTTGCGATAACAACCACTACCCTAGTGTTGTCTTGTGTGTACCCTTTAGAGGAATCAACGCGATCAAGGCTAGGGCCAAATGGGCTTTGTTTGTTTTTTGCAATCACTGTGTAATCAAAAGGTAGACCAGTAAGCTCACAAATGCCTTTGTTCATCTTTTCAAGCAGCCACTCCATATTAAGATCGTAATCTTTTCCTGTAGTGGCTGCTCTATTTTTAGCACCAGTCAACATCCTACTAGCTCGGCCTTTGACTGTCCTGTAGTATTCTGTTTGCCGGGACATTTAATTATTTAGTGATTCCGCGAACCGCCCACATCACCGCTTCTTCAATCTTTGTCTTGGCTAGAGACACTTCACGGCTTGGAGCTAGGTCTTCAAGGATGGTCAGGAAGTCTAGTCCTGCATCCTTAACAAGCTTCATATTTGCCTTTTCTTCAGCATCAAGGACACGATGTTCATGTCTCACGACATTGTTTACTGTGCGCTCTTCAGCAGCACTATCAACCAAACGAATTGTAGCCATTATCTAGCACCACCACTAATATCCATCAGAACTTCACCATTCTTCCAAGCTTCTGCAATCTGCTCTTCATATCTGTCATACTCAGCACCAGTCATCTTGGCAATGTCGGACTCTTTCCAGCGAATACGGCGATCTGCATTAGGTGTAGCAGATGGTTTTGAAGGAATATATTCAGCAGCTTCCCTTGCAGCAGGGGCCTTCTTAGGCTTTGATCTTCCGTTTTCAGCCTTATACAACGTAATAACGTCAATAGCTGTCTTCCAGTCGTTGTCATCACCATAGATAGCATTCTGTAGATGCTGGGACTTCTTGCCTAGCCATTCATGGAAGGCTTCTTCATGACGGATTGCATCAAAGAAGTCTGGATGGGCTTCATCCACCTTACGATATGCAGTCTGTTGATCTAGAGCGGCGCGTTCCTTAGCAATCTCTTGCATACGGGCATTAACATCAGCAGTAGCCGCATTAGCACGACGATCTGCGATACCCATTACGATACGGGCAATCTGAGGATGCTCGGAAACCCACTGTTCAATAGCGTCATCATCAGATACATCCGGCACAGTCATTGCTGTGCTATTCTGTAGCTTGACCTGAACAGCGTTTAGCTGGTCCTGAAACTGTCTTTCCTTCTGAGCCATAAGACGGCGCAAATCACCGTAGCGTTTCGCCCAAGTCTTCTCTTCAGGAGAGGTATCATCGGATACGTTTACTTCAGGGTTTTCGATAAGTTCAATGTCTTCATCCAGTTCTTCTGGACGCTTATATAGAGGCATGTATTATTGTTTCCTTGTAGGGGCTGATTAGTTGCTGGTGTCCACCGTCCTAAGACAATGGACACGCAGGGTACTCAGGTTAGCCACGGACCTTATAATTTACGAATAGCGTCTGCCTGTGCTTTCGTAATTGAACTACCAGTAGGGGTAGTTACCTTCTGTATCGGTGAAGCCGTCTTTGGCTTCATCGCTCCACCAATTCCACTAAGCGGGCTTGACGCTGGCTTAGTAGCAAGTGGTGCAGAAGGCCTGCTAGTGCTTGTAGGCGCTGGTGTCGGGCTTCTAGTTGCGTTATTGCTTGGAGGCGTGTACGAACTAGTTGCATCTGACTTATTTCCACTACTTGTACTCTTTGCACCAGTAGTGTTGATACCAGAAGCGCTACCTGCCTTTTGAGCGTTAGATAGAGTGTTATTCACACGTCCAGCGAATCCGCTTTCCGAGTAATTAGCACCACCAACATCCCTGATAGCGTCAAGGTTAGACTTATTCATAACTTGACCACTACTATTTACCACACTAGCTGGTTGGTTTGCAAACCCAAAGTTAGCATTCTGTGTAGGAGCAGTAGGCACAAACAATGGATCATTAGCATTTAGCATAGGATTGTTTGGGTCTACACCTACATTAGGAGTAGGTGGAGTATACTCGTACTTAGGGAATACTTTATTCTCTGCCATAGCAGCCTGTGACTTAGAAGCCATAGAACTTGTCAATGTTGCTAGATCAGTATTAGCAGATGGTCCACCCGGTAGTGTCTTCCAGATATTCGAGCTATTTACCAATGTGCTTGATAGCGCATCAGGATTGCTTGATAGAAGATCACTAATAAGGCTACGACCTGTCTTTTGCTCGTAGTTATCAGTTGCAACTGCCAACATAACCTTCTTCTGGTTATCTAGGCTAAAGTCTGTTGCTCCTACCTTAGGTGCATACTGTTGCCATACGGGGTATGTAATACCGCCGTATCCAGCCGCAGTAGTGAAGTCAGCACCATCATCTAGCCAAGCCTTAAGATTAGGATGACCCTTTTCTACAGCAACTGGATTACCATCGTATGCCACATTGAAAGCAGGCTTACCTAAGCTTTCATTGATTGTGTCTAGATAGGCTTCAGTCTGTGCCTTAGCAAATACTGGATCAGCATCAGGCTTAGCCTTAGCGACTAGATCACTCATCATCTGGTCGAATGTAGATACAGGCGCTGGTCCTAGGCTTGAAGGTCTAACATCGGCAGGCATTCCTACACGCCCAACCTGTCCCGGATACTGAAGCATAGCCGGTGCCTCTTTTGGAGTACCGAACCCTGAATCAAGGTTACGTGGATTTCCACTAAACCCTGCATTAGGGTCAGCGGCGGGAGTAACAGGAGCAACAGGATTACCAAAACCTGAATCCTGATTACGGGGATTCTGGCTCATTGCGGGTGTCACACCCGGAAGCTGGTTAAACTTCTCCATAAGTTCCTGTAGGCTAGGCGGTACAGGGGCTAGTGGGTTGTTTGGATTAAGTGGGGCAGTGGCGGGAAGTGTATTACCTGCACCTAGGCCGCTTTCTACAGTTTGTTCCTCTAGCTGCTTTAGCTGTACGTTCTTCTCAATATTTCCAGTGAAAGCCGCACCAATTTCCTCAGCACTCTTCTTCTGGAAGATTTGCCAAGTAGTGTTAGTTCCGCTACCACCTAGACCTACCTTAAGTAGCTGACCAATCTGTGGTGGAGGGTTAGCAAGATCAGCGTAAAGGTCACGACCTGTACGACGCGCGTAGTCTCTTTGAGCTAGGAACAGAGCAGCCTTATCCTGTGCTTCAGGGCTGAAGTCAGTAATAGGGTTTTCTGGATTAACCTTGTTATACTGAGGTACAACACTATTCCAAGTTGTGGCTGTAAACTGGTATCTTCCAGCGGCTGTGCTTGGTCCTGCTGAAGTACGGATACCTACTTTGTTAGGGTGAGCAGAAAAATCTGTGATCCTACCGCCTTTACCAACAATACGGTCATACCCATCACTTTCCCAATAGTTTGATCCACTACCGGAGCCTACAGCAATCGTGTCAAGCAAAGCTCTCTGTTCAGGAGGCAAGTCCTTAGATGCTGTATTCAGCACCCATCCTTTGTCATTTGTATCAGAAGTACCCGCAACCTTAGGACCACCGATTGGGCCTACACCCGGCTTAATAGAAGACGTTACTTCAGTTACAGGAGCCTTATTAGCTGCTGTCCAGTGCTTGGAAGCAAAACCTGCACCCGCCTCTGAAGTTGGTAGAGCATCTTTACCATCTGTAGCACCGCCCATCATATCGATGACGTTGATTGCACCAGATACAAACCCACCAATGTTCTTGCCTAGGTCATCTACAGTCTTACCAACATCAGCGAAGATATTACCACTACCAACAGAAGGATTAGCCAGACCATTGTTACCGTTATCGATTGAACGGCCACTACCACCACGTCTAGGTGTGTCTGTAGGAGTTGGGGTAGGTGTGCTACCACCGCCATTAGTACCCTGTGAGGTATCAGGCTCGATACTGTATCCTGTAAGGTCAGTAATTTCCATGCCTGTTGCCACATCAATGTAGACAACAACTAGCCTGCCGTTGACGCGCTTTACCTGTCTACGAGCAATCTTCTTTACTGGCGCTGGTGTTGTGCTACTTGTCACTGGCGCTGGTGTTGTGCTACTTGCTGGCATTTATAACCTCTTCCCTAAGAGATTCAAATCTCTTTAACTCTGTAATCTGACCTTGGATACGATATATCGCAACCGGGTCAGTTAAACTATCAAGCTGCTTGCGTAAATAATCAATACGATCTGAAGCATACTGTTTAAAAGCATCTACAGTGTAATTATCATTTACGACAAGCAGTAATTGTCTGGCTAGTTGCTTATCCACAATGTTACTTTATATTCCACACATTCTTGATGAAAGGTAGGAATGTGTCCTCATCTGTTGAGTTTTCATCCCCTGCAACCAAGTAGGATTGTGTACGAGTACCGTCGATAAGTTCGACAAGGGCCTCAATAACCCAAATACCTTCAGCCGGTACAAATACTCTATCTGTAATTTTAATCATTATGGACCTGTGTAACCTTGAACGTTAACATATACCGCACCTGTTACAGAAGCGGTCAGAGTAGCAACTTCTAGAAGTGTTGCCGCTGTGCCCTTTAGAGGCGTTGGGAAGTTAATCTGTCTACCGGCTGGAAGACCAGCAGTTGTAAGCTTAGTTCTGTAGATAACAGTACCAGCAGCACCATCACGGATTACAAGTTCAGTAGCCGCGCCTAGAGCATCTGACATGATACAAATACCTGTGATGTAGTTACGAATACCCGCAGCCGCAGCAGCCTTAATTGTCACCGCAGTTGTCGTGTTTACGATACCTGAGGCACCAGCGGCATACTGCCAGTCTGTACCAGCCGGAGCGTAGGGCTTAGTAATGATCGATCCAGTTGGATCAATCTGAATGTAACCGTAATCACCTGTTGCGGATGTAGCAGAGGCGTTGGTATCGTTACGAACACCGAGCATCATTACGCCTACGTCACCTGTTGTATGAACAGCATCTTCGGCTTTACCTAGGGCTGTAGCAATAGTTCCGGGGTACACAACGTTAGCACTAACGATAAGTCTACCGGCAGAATCTAGTTGTAAAGGCAGTACACCCTTATCAACAGGAGCCGGAGTAGATATGTTATATTGACCACCATAATCTGGCATTAAATCATTTCCTTAAATTGAGGCACTTTCGGCCTTAGCAGAGGTTGAATTACCTCCGTTTGCTCCACCGCCTGAGCCAGTAAAGCCTTGTGCCCCCGGTGAAGGGGCATTACCCGGAGCAATATTACCTCCGCCTGTACCTGTAGGATCATCTACACTTGGCGCACCACCGCCTGCACCTTGAGCACCACCGCCCATTACAGCTTGCATTTCCTTGATCATCTTTGCTTGCATCATCATCTTACGCGGATCGTTAACAACCATTTCCTCGTCAAGGTCTAGGCTTGTAGCAAGTTCACGTAGGATGTAGTCAGCATTAACCAATGGAGCAGTTACAGGATTACCCATACCAGTCTGTAGGAACTGTAGTAGACGCTGTGATCTGATTTCATTTCTCATCAGACTTTCAGTGCCCTTCGCAATAACTGATAGATCACCCTTGATATCTTCATCGAATGAGAACTGCATGTTAAATGCGAATAGGTTCTTACCCAATGGACTTAGGAAGTAATCATCAATATTACGAACCACGTCCTTAATAGACTGTGCCGCAGCACCCATAAGCATACTCATACCAGAAGCGGTACGACCCATGCCCTGAACACCTGTACCACCGTGAGCATATGACGGTAGGTTTGTGGATTCATCGGTAAGCTGTCTAGCCTTGTCGTAAACAACCATAAGTTCCTGAGTAACGTTAGGGAACTTCATGCCGAATACAGACTGTCCTACTTGTCCACCATTTCTACGCCACACTTTACCCGGAAACATTTCCATGCTTTGACCGGGTACTAGCTGATCTTCAGAAACTTCAACCATGATGTTACCTGACAGAGCCAAGTTATCGATGGTCATACGGAACACACCATTCATGATATCTTGTGTGTCGGCCATGTTCTCGGCAACACCGATACCAAAGAAGGAGTAAGGGTTAACTTCAAACGGTACTGCGTAGTACGGAATGATATGTGGAGTATAAGGGTTAATCACCAGACGTAGAATTTGATCGTTACAAATCCAAGCATTGATCTGGAATTGGTCTAGGTTCTCTACATCACTAGGTAGCTCATCACCGAAAGCGTCTTCAGCTTCCTTCTTACCAATCACACCCCAATACTCTAGGACTTCATAACGCTCAATTGTGTTAGCGCTAGAGTTATCCTCTAGAACCCACTCCCAATCATGAGGCTGGTAGTTGTATCCCTGTGCAATAGCTTCATCGATGCTTTCCGAACGGAAGTTAGGACGCTTCTTAAGCTGTCGTAGGTCATATGCACTCATCTTGTGGCGTTCTACGACACCTTCACACTGAGACATGCTCTGTGCATCAGGATCAGGATAGAAATTCCACACACTTACGCTGTCAACCTTAGGAACAGTCTCGAAAGTTGGCTTGTATACGCCTAGACCTTCTTCACTCTTCTCCCAAGCTGGGTATTCTTTAGTGATAGCGAATGGGCCCTTGATAATACCTGTTCCAAACAGAGCCATTTCAAAGGCCATGTGTCTTAGGTGCTTAGCAGCGTCACTTTCTTCAAGCTGATCATGGATTTTCTTCTCCATCTTCTTAGCAGCCATCTTGGCAGGCTCAAAAGTCACAGAAGTTGGAGTACCACCGGCACCCGGCTTTACCTTATCCTCTTGCCCTTCTAGAATACGAGCTAGAACGCCCTTGATTTCAGGACGTGTAATGTTGGATGTAGGCTGTTGTGGAGCATTGTACTCAATATGCACCTTTTCATCCACACCTGTAGGAGCAGGAGTAGCTTCAACACCGATAGGGAACTTACCACCAGCAAATAGAACGTCACCGATCTGTGCCACAGCAGCTTGAACCTTAGTCTTGGTAACTTTTACGAATACCTTAGACTGTTCTTCCTTGCTGAACACAACATCGGGACCATATTCACCACGATGATTACGATAAGCACGTAGCCAGCGTGTTTCATCTGGCTGTCTCTTATCCTTAGCTCTCTGATATCTATCCTGTACGTAAGCTACTAGGGGACTTAGTACACGATTTTCCTCAATTGGCTGCTTACCTTCCTCAAGAGACAGAATCTCAGCAGATAGAACAGTGCTTTCTGTTAAATCTGAGTTAATTTCTTGATTTGGAGGCGTAGTAAATGCCATTTAAATTCCTATCGTTCTATCTGCGGGTCTGTAGCCTCGCTCTTGTGTGCCAAAAGGCATGGTGAAGGGTGAATTTGATCTTGGACGGCTCATAATACCGTATCTAACGCTATCATAGGCGTGATCAGACGTGTATCTTACGTCAATATCTTCTTTACCATCAGGATCAGCCGGAATAACCGGAATATCTGTGATGATTTGACGACAGGTATTGAAGAATACGATACCGGGACGCCCAATCTTCTGTTCCTTACCTATTTCAGGAAGGTCATAATGAGGAATATCGTCATCAATGATCAGAAGTTCATGTAGTCTGTTCTTACCAGCACTACGTGACCCGGCATGACGATCAGCAGGACGCCACTTCACACCGAGTTGGATCATTTCTTCAGCTACAGTAGGGCCATTTTGACCACGTTGTGCCCAAACGGAACTATCTAGCATACCATATGATATCTGTTCACCATACTCTAGCTCTCTAATACGAGCAGCTAGCATAGCACCAGTATGTTTTGTAACATATAGTTCTCTATATACTACTAGAGTTTCATACACCGGGTCAATAGCAAACCAGTGTACAGCACTAAATGAGTTGTAACCATAGTCACATGATCTGAATCTTCTCCATCCAGCGGGAATTTCAAAGGGTTCACATGTATGCCAAGGTTCTCTCCACTCACCGAAGGCCGCACCATCAGCTACAGTCCAGTCACCATCCAATAGCTGGCGTCTTTTCTGCTCATTCTGTGAGAGTAGGTTAGCTTCATACTCACCATCAGCATACAGGTACTTGTTATCTGATAGCTTGGCGGGGATGAACCTACGCTGGAATAGGGCTTGACCGTGTTTTTCATGGTTCTTAGGCCATGTCAGCACTTCATTAGTGTCAATGTCTGTGGCATCGAATGCCTTACCAGCCGGTGCAGGATCAATAAACATGCGCTTAACCCAACCGTGACCGGGACCACCGGGGTTAGTCGTGCATCTTACGAATAGCGGCAGTGTTCCTGAGGCATCACGTAGACGAGAACGCATGTAATCGAGAGGGAATCTCGTTGGATACTGTGTTAATTCGTCAAATCCGATGTAAGTGAAAGCCTGTCCCTGATAACGTAAAACGTCTTCATCACGCTCTAGGTAGGTGAACCACAGTCTAGCTCCACTAGGGAACACAAATTCACTATCCTTCTCACGCCATACAGTACCGGGGAAAGCAGCCGTATACAGTTCACGCGCTTTCCACTTCAGTTCTCTCAGTTCGTCGTTAGTGCGACGGAAGATGATCCCTCTGAAATGCTTGTTACTGAAGTAACGCATAGGGTCAGCGAGCAAGGCGAAAGACTTACCACCACCCGCAGCACCCCCGTACAGGACTTCACGCTCTACAGCGGCTAGGAAGCTCGTCTGTGGGCCGGGATTAGGCTCGAATACGATGTTCTTACCGGCTAGAGGATCAAGCGTACCGGCCTTCTCTGGCGATACTACAGACCCTGAAGGAAGCTGGTGTTCTCTCAGCGGTAGGAAAGATGGAAGAGCGTCAGGATTAGATAAGTCTACCTTAGGTTGAAGTGAGTTTACCTTAGCTTCGTAGACTTTCTGATTACGCTTAGCAATCCCAAGCTTCTGTCTAGCTTCTCTTTCAGCCGCTTCTCTACGAGTTTTAGGAGCGCGTAGCTTAGCTTGCTTCTTTAGCTCTATGGCTCGATCGTTCTCAGGATCGTCACCACGGATACGCCACCAGATATCCGACATGGCCTGTACGGACAGCTTCTTACCAGTTTGCTTCCCTAACCATTCAGCCGTCTTGGCAAAGCTAGCACCATTATCAATCAGGCTTAGCGCCTTTTCCATAACCTCTAAAGTTACAGGATCAACGACTGTGATCTTAGGATCAGCAAAATAGGGCATATACCCATAAGCGAGTGGGGCACGTTCATGGGGTCTTTTTATCTTTGGCCATTTGTACTTTGGGATGTATGTCATAGACTACCACTTATACTATGACTATGACTAAAATGCAACTCCCTATGGCAATTAGCACATAGAAGTTCACACTTATTCATTTCTTCTACTACTCTATCCCATGAGTAGCAGTATCCAGAGGATAGCGGGAAGGACTTCGATTGTGGGTCTATGTGGTGGAAGTCAAGAGCTACAAAGCTCCTATTAAATCCGCACCTAGTGCAACAGCCTCCTGCGAACTCAACCATTCGCATCTTTAAGGCTACTCTTTTGACTATTACTTTTTCGTTCCAACAAGCACGGCATCTGTATGATCTGCCGTTTTTGAAGAAGATAGTATCGCCGTGATGTTTACATTTCCTTGTTATTTCGTTTGACATAACAAAGTTATAACATTACATCAAGCAAATAACAAGAAGCCCCCAACCAATTAAGGAAGGGGGGCTACTTATTACGCGGGAATAATGATGAACTGGTGTCTCAGTGGATCATATGCTTGGAACAAACTGGTGATAGTGTCTGTGTCCAGAGTATCATTTTTGCTAGTCACCCATTCAGGTGGGGCCTTACCCATCTTTCGATAGATGCTAATAACTACAGGCGTTCCTTTCCAATCACGATGGCTCAAATGCTTCGTCCCATTCTTGTATCAGGTAGTTCAGTGCTGACCATTCATCTTCAGTCGGCCGATAATCTGGATTCGGCTTACGCCAAGTTCCCTTGTGGTATTGCCAAGCACGATCCTTGAGATAATCATAGGCTTGCTTGTCAGAAGGCCAGTTTCCATCTTTTCCATATTTATGGTGCCTGCTTAAGCCACGCCTCTTCACGCTTCAGGCGATCCGCTTCATACTTACGATCATACTCAATATCCTCGCCAATGGTGTAGGCAACAAAGATGACCATCCCGAGTATGAACAATACGAACACAATCGCTAGCAACCAAAGTAGCAGTATTGGTGCAGCGATCATAAGAACGAGGGCGAGCAGCAAAGCCAGAGCAGCCGCCGCAGCATACGTCACGCCAGTCTTGTTAAGTTCGATTTCCATATTATGTTGTCCTTTCCTGTGTTGCTAACAACAAAAAGACCCTACAGCGTTTAAGCCATAGGGTCCATTTGGTTTTTACGGTGATTGGTTTTTTACAGGATTGGTCGAGAGGGGTGGAATTTGCACCACCACAGTTTAAACGGGAGTTTTACAGACTCTTAGGCTCACTCGTGCCTAGCCGCTCGATAATTGGTACTCACTGAAGGAATCGAACCATCGTAACCGCTGTGTAAGAACGGCGTTCTCCCATTGAACTAAGCGAGCATCGTTTTTTCTTTATGATGTTCATAGCATAGAAGTTGGCATTTATCCAACTCATCTTTATACACTTCTTCTTTTCGTCTAAGGAATCGTGATACATTCATTTCCTTAGTAGTGGGGTCTATATGATCAAACTCTAAGTTAGTGGCACACCCGCATACAACACACTTACCCCCTAAGTAGTCGATAGCAGCCTGTCGTTTACGATAGTAGTGTCTTAGTTCTTTTTTCATATCTACCTGAATTGGCTGTTCATCATGGACTCGAACCACGATAGCGAGCTTCAGAGACTCGCGTCCTACCATTAGACGAATGAACAATGAATTGGATCGGGGCCTAGGACTCGAACCTAGACATACCTGTTTCAAAGACAGGGGACCTGCCATTAGTCAAGCCCCGAATAAATTTGGTACTCAATCCACGTATTGAACGTGAAACCTCCCGGTCCACAGCCGAGCGTTCTTCCAGTTAAACTAATCGAGCATATCTATTGGTACGTCCTATCAGGGTCGAACTGATACTTAAGAGGGTTTAAGTCTCTTGCCTCTGCCTTTGGGCTAAGGACGCATGGTGCTGCATGAAGGAGTCGGACCTTCACTAAACAGTGTTTGAAGCTGTTGTCTCTGCCAGTTGGACTAATGCAGCATTGAATTGGTGCCCCTAGTCAGAGTCGAACTGACACTGTACGGTTTCTAAGACCGCTCTCTCTGCCAATTGGAGTACAGAGGCATTTATTGGTACTTCTAAATGGAATCGAACCACTGTGTCTCGCTAATCAGGCGAGCGCCTTGCCACTAGACGATAGAAGCATATGAATTGGTATCTGTGGGAGGATTCGAACCTACGATCAACGTCTTATGAGGACGTGGCTTTGAGCCTCTAAGCTACACAGACATATTGGCCGGAACTGATGGGATCGAACCACCGACGCAGGGCTTTTCAGACCCTCGCTCTACCTACTGAGCTAAGTACCGAATGTAATAGACCGTTTTCCGGCCTTCTCCACCGCCCAAAAAGAGCAGTCTAGGGATCGAACCTAGGCATCTATTACAAATTAATTGGAGCGGGAAATCGGGATCGAACCGACGACCTGTACGTTGGCAACGTGCTGCTCTGCCTCTGAGCTATACCCGCATTATGAGATTAGAAGTTCAATCTCTTTAATTTCATTCTGAATGTCTACAAGCTTTGCTCTAAGATCATCCAGAGTAGCCTTACGCTTGTTAACTGTAGCTTCCTCTAGTGCAGCTTTGGAGGCTTGCAACGAAGGAAGGATTTGCTTAACCTGATCTAGATTAAGCTGAGCAATTGGACCATTCTCTACAGACACATTGAATGTCGCTGTTGCTGCATTAACATTGATGTTAAGTCTAGCGCCATTAGTTCCCGTAATCTGCATCTTGATCCTTGTTGGAGTACCGAGTAGGAATTGAACCTACCTAACAGGGTTTGCAATCCTGCACATAAGCCAATCTGTCATCGGCACATTATTGGCACTCTCTGTAGGACTCGAACCCACAACCATCGGCTTAGAAGACCGTAGCTCTGTCCAGTTGAGCTAAGAGAGTATTTGGCACTGCATAAGAGACTCGAACTCTTTTTAGAGGATTGAAAGCCCTCTTTCCTACCTATAGAAGAATGCAGCATATTGGCGCATCTAACGGGACTCGAACCCGCCTTTTCCGGTAGACAGCCGGAAGCCTTCCCTGACGGCAATAGACACATTAATTGGAGCCTTAGATAGGGGTCGAACCTACATCGTTCCATTACCTTTTACACTGGTTCGTAGCCAGTAGGGATACTAAGGCATAGAGTAAAAATGTAACTTTCTGTGGCAATTTGAGCATAAGACTACGCACTTTGCCATTTCAGTACGAAGGCGCTCTAACGACCACCCTAAACGCACAGCATCAGACACATTTATTTCTTTATTATCATCAGTGTGATGAAAGTCTAAACAAGCTACGTCTCTTTCTGCACAAGACGCACATCCTATCTCAGCCTTGAAGGCCCTGATAGAATCTCTTATTCTAATTATCCTATCACGCATAAGCGCTTGCTTGCGCTTCTTTCTCTCAGTAGACATAGAGGCGTAATAGTCCCTGTCGTACTGCCTTTTCTCTTCTATTTGCATTCATTAAATTGGTCTACATGGCAGGACTCGAACCCACAACAGCCTGACTCCAAATCAGGAACTCTACCACTTGAGCTACATATAGTTAGTTCTTACGAACTGAATTGGCACAGGTTGTAGGAATCGAACCCACGTAGGCAGTTTTGGAGGCTGCTGTTCTGCCATTGAACTAAACCCATAAGGGAGGAAAGCACTCTTGTTGGTAAACCAGCCAACTAAAAACACTTTCCAATTGGAGCCGTAGGACTAGAATTGAACTGTCTCTTCATTCTTACAAGGGATGCGTGCTTTCCATTAACACTACAACGGCATAAAACTTATTCAGGACGAACTGTCTTACCAATATGCTGAGTAAACAGCACATCTACAAGTTCATCACTGTATTCTGACAATGGGGCACGAGGAAACAGCTTAGTAAGCGCTTCAATCTGCTCCATTCTTACGTAAACTTCAGGCACAACCTCTACTGTAGCTTCAACAATCTCGATGGGAGTTGCGCTTACTGTAATGGCTTCATCCACCACTTCTACAGGAGCTACAATTTTCTTAGGTCTTGCCATTATCACTTCCTTAATTGGCTGATCACGTAGGCATCGAACCCACCTTAATACCCGTTAACAGCGGATCGCGTGCACCTTGCTCGCCTGTGACCAATATAGTTGGGCTTCTCACCTAACCTGCATGTTTCGATCTCAACATGTAAATGAATTGGAGTACCCTCTGAGGATCGAACTCAGGACGTGCGGGGTAAGAGGCCGCTGTTCTACCACTGAACTAAGGGTGCATGGGGTTACGTTTTTTAACAGAAACGCGAACCTGTAAAACTGGTATTGGAGTGCCGGGTGGGAATCGAACCCACGTACTGCAACTTAAAAGGAAGCTGCTAATCCCCTCAGCTACCGGCGCAATGTTTAGCTAAGTGACAGGCGTAACACAACAGTTGGCACTTTTCTAATTCTTCTTGAAAGACACGTTCAGAGGCTGAGGACATTTTCGCTATTGCTTTGATCTTAGTTGACGGATCAATGTGATCAAACTCCAGCTTCTCTAAGCTACCACAACCAACACAGCATCCGCCTAGTTGCTTAATGGCTCTTTCTCTTCTGAGTTTCCACCTATTCTTCATATAGGTGTTCATTTGTACATTATAGTTTTTGTACGGCATTTGGTGGATACGCAGGGAGTCGAACCCTATCTTTCGCATTGCAAGTGCGACGCTCTCCCGTTGAGCTAGCGACCCATGATTGGCGGTGAGCTAAGTAATCGAAACCTATTCCCTTTCAGGAACACATTCCTTAGCAGGGAAGTTCTACACCTAGTAGATTAACTCACCATGAATTAGTTTTGCCCGGAGCCACAGATTCTTTTAACAAGCTGGGCTGTGTCTCTAAACAGGCAATTGGCGGATGCTGTAGGATTCGAACCCACGGTACGCTCATCACGTACTTCAGTTTTCAAGACTGCTGCCATAAGCCAGACTCGGCCAAGCATCCATTGATTGGAGCGGGTGGGGAGAATCGAACTCCCGTTATCGGCTTGGAAGGCCAATGTCTTGCCATTAGACACCTGCATCAATAATTGGCATTGCGTGTGGGATTTGAACCCACATTACACTGCCTGAGAAGCAGTGGTCCTAGTCCGTTTAGACGAACGCAATAACGTTGGAGTGCGCTTCTCTATGACAATTAGTGCAGAGAACTACACACTTCCGAATTTCATTCTTGATGTCTCTCATAGGCCAGATATCACTGACCATTCTAGAAACATTTAACACCTTATCAGAAGGTTTGACATGATGAAGGTCTAAAGCACCTACATAGGTTTTGTAACCGCATCTAACGCAGCCAACCAACGCCTTGTATCTATCAACAAATCTTTTTCTATATGAACGCTTGCGCTTACGTCTGGTTGACGCTTTAGCCGAGTGTTCCGCTTTGTTTTGTTGATACCAGTCGTTCAGGTACTTAAGCTGTGTGTCTCTATCTGTATAAGGCATCTAAATCTGTGTGGGTCCGTTTATGAATAGAACGGTTTCCTAAAATCTACTGGGAGCGGGTAGTGGATTCTAACCACTGGTCTTCAGCTTATGAGGCTGACGAGATAACTTCTTCTCTAACCCGCAATCTTTATCGTTCCCTAGGTATACCCTAAGTCATGTTTCGTTGTCAACAGCCTTTTTTACATTATTTTGTAACAGGCTTAGGTATATCTCTTCAAAGTCATTCCAAGTGAATACACTGATAGCTAGGTTATCGTCAAGAAAAATGTACGGATCATGTAATTTCCCAAGTCCGTTATCCCAATCGGCTTCCTCAATCCCCGGCAGTAGTGGTTGTGTCATCACATAGGCCCTGTAGCGTATCGAAAAGACTAGGATTGTCCTTCATCACAGTCACAATACCTGTAGCCAAGGTGCGAACCACATGCTCTTCATTATCATCCTTAGAGCCTAGATCGAACATGCTCCATAGAACATGCAAGGCTTCATGGAGGATGGTTTCTGCCACATCACTGTCCCCTGTGTCTAGAAACTCAATCTCAGCCTTCACCATATTAGCTGAACCAAGCTTACCATCGCCTGCAAAGTCTGTCATAGACCTTTCGATAAGCTTGTAATTACGGTGAAGAATCTTAATGTGTGACGGAAGTGCGTCAATAATTTCGTCTCTACTCACTATTTATGTGTCTCTCTATGCCATTCCTGTAGCTGTTCCATACTAGCCCCTTCTAGGGCTTCTCTAGTAAACCAACCAGCTAATACACCGATAAACCATTGACGCTTCTGGCGCTCATTCCAAGGCCAGCTAACATTTTCTACAATCCAGATAGACTGTGCATAGGCGTCTTGTGCCCATGCGCTATCCTTATTCGATGGGAATCTCAATTTTAACCTCTTTGACTTTCCCCCAAGATATAGCCACCTTCTCAGCTTGTGTCCTGTCCTTGAAATACAATTCAAGGTTAGACCCATATTGGCTATATATTTTGCCGTTAGGCTTTACAACTACATATCGGGTTACGGTCATTTATGCCTCTTCTGCTGTGAAGTGGCGTTGGGTATCTGGCTTAACTCTGTTATACAGAGCCACAGTCATTTCCCTTTGTGTCCAATTATTCTCAAACCAATACTTTAGTTCAGCCGGATCGAGCATACCCATATGATTAGCCATAGCCACAGCCTTTAAGAACTGTGGGCTGTACTCACCCTTAGGAAAATGATACCAGTCTTTGCCTCTACTCATCATGCTTGGTTGCTAACAGGGCGTGTTTACTGACATTGTAGCAATGCATCAATACGCCGGGGATTTCCTTCTCAAGTTTCAGGGCTTCAATCGTATCCTGAATTTCAGCTAGGGCTTTGCCCATAATCTCTATATCTGAGTAGTCATGGGAACCAGCATCACCATTAATAACCCTAAACTGACTACGACGCTCATCCACACGAACCTTAAGTTGGTTCTTGGCTTTCTGGATACCTACAGCATTATAGTAGTTCTTGGAGCGATTATACGCTTCCTCAGCAATCCTGATATCTTCCCTAAGGTCATCATCCGATTTGGGCATTAGGCATCCTTAGGCGGAAGTATATACACATTATCAGCACGGATAACTTCCGCCTGTTGCTCTTTCTTGATCAGACCGGCTCTATCTAGAATTTCCTTAGCGGCAGTGATCAAACGATCATTACCAAGTTCTGAAGGATTATCCAGTACGCCAATCATCTTCACAGCAGCCTTAACGGAATTGGCTGCGAGCATACGCTTACCAATCTCGATAATCTCATCTGTGAGTGAGTTGTATATCTCTGTGGGGCTAGTGCTATCACTGTACCCTGCAAGCCTCATAGCTGCTCTCACATCGCCCTTGGCTTCACCAGCTAGGGCATTGAGGAACAACTGTTGCTTGTCTGTCAATTGTCTTTCCATGTTTCTCCTGTTTTATAAAAAATGGTTTGTGGATTGTTAATGATTGCATCCACAGGTAACGGGGCCATACTGCCCGAACCAATCTCACCCTGTTTTTCCCTATTGAATGAAGGGAACAGGTTCACGTATCCGGGGAACCTCATCTTAGCAGCCTGTGCTTTAGTCACAAGCTTCTCTTCAAGAAGGTACTGCACAGTTTGCTTGAGAGTTAGGCGGATACCTGTATGGAACTCAATAGCTGCTCGAATATAATTAACGTTCATGGACAAAAGTATACTCTAGTGGTGACTAAATGTCACTACCTGTTTCTATGTTGAACCAGACTTCAAGGTCTGTGTAGCCTCCAATGTATCGAATGTACCCCATATCAGGATACACTAAATCGATCTGAGGGACTGTGGTTGCGTTAGCGTGGTGTTTCCTAAATCTGGCCATGTTTTCCTCATTCTCACGGATGTTCACATACTCTATAATCTTACCACGAGCTACAAGCAGGGTAATGGCCTTCTCACACCACTGACAACCGGGCCTACCGTAGATAACGAATTTAGCCATTTACCAATCCTTGTCCTCTTCCATCTGCTTCTCAAGTGCCTCTAGCTTAGACCTTGATGAAAGCAGTTTCTTCTGAAGCTTGATAGCCTCGTACTTCTCTCTGAATGCCGCTATCACAGTGTGCTTAGCTGGCTTAAAAGTGTTGAAAAGCTGCTCCACGACACACCAGTCTGAGCCTATTTTTTTCACTACAATCCATGTCTTTTCCAATTGACTAAACGTCTTTCATGCTGTATTTTTAGTCTCAACGTTCCAACGGTGAGAAATACCCGTTAGGGCATCCTTCATACCGTTGGAATATTGCCACGTTCCATTTCCCCCTCAATCCTATCCTCCCCCTTCTTCCTACGTTTGTAGGCAATCCTCATTTCCTCAACATCATTTGCATTAATACGATACCAGTCAGGCTGCATCATACGTTCTACAATATAGCTGTTAAGCATGAACATAAAATGTTTCTCATCGTAAGCCTTAAACACATAGTCTGGAATATCTATTTCAATATCCTGTGATACAGGATGTACCTTAATCTTCATGAACAATCTCTACAGTATTCTTATTCCAGTAATCAAACATTATGGTCAATACCTTAGCATCTACCCTAAAGTTATCTGGATGCACTAGAGCTTGCCTAACCTTATATTGAAGCAAGCTCATAACTTCCTCTTTAGAACTACATGATAGTAGTTCACTAGGAGATATGTCTACCCTTAGTTGGGGCTTTGTTATCAGTACCGCTAGTTCCATTGTATTCTACCACCGTTCCTATAATGACCATTTCCACATAGACATGATTACAACCTTCTTCAATGAATGCTGCATAGAACTCCATAGCCTGTTCATACGTATTAGCTTGTGTATGACCAGAACCTAGTTCCTCATGTTTCCAATAAATCTTATAGTGTACTCTCAATTAGCTCACCATCAGCATCTGTGATATAAACTTCTACCTTATGTAAGGTACTATAATACTGTGATGTTCTGTATGTGTCTACAACCTTCTTCTTATGACCTGAGGCATCATCCTCATACCATCTTACAGTTTCATTCATACGAACATCGATACCAATCAATTTCCATTTGTATTCTACCATCATTCCTCCATGTGTGTTGATGACGCCCCACCTTACACTTTATTTTCAGTCTATGTATTGGTTTATTACGTGGTCTGTAAAATCCCAATGTTCTGTGTTGATGTTAGTTTTTGTACAGATTATGTTTTGTTCGTATACGATAACGGTAGGGGGTGGGGTAGGCGCTCGCACCCCCCTAACCCCTTGATATCATTGAGGTATTTGGTTTCAGAGAACATTCAGTGAACAAACAGGGAAACAAAACGTGAACAAGCTAAGTGTTTGATTTCATTGATGAATTAAGCCTGTTAATCAAACGGTCACAGATTGCACATTTTTTAGGCACCTAGGGGTTATTGCTTAAGAAATAGGCAGAGGGAGCGCTAGTGTGCATTAAATAGGCACATATCCTGCTCACGTCTGACTTAACCTAACCCTAGTTAATCGGCCTGTTTAACCACAATTGAGCTAATCGTATCGCTTAACCCATGTCCGGTTATCGGCTGAATCCATCCAACGTGCTCCAAACCTTGCCTAACCTTTCCCAAGGTCTAGCTTAAGTCTTTGCTTAAGTGTTCTCCCCTACCCCTCAAATACCCTTCACCTTTCAACCTTTCCTTCTACGATAGTTTCAGGACAATAGTCCTAGAATAATCTTGCTAAACCTAGGCCAACATTCCTAACCTTTAGAACGCTGTTACCAAATGGGGGATTTGGACGATAGTTAGAATCTAGCTGATTCTATATATTAGCAAAAACCTATATACGCAGGGTGAGCCAAGATTGCCATGGCCGATACGGTGACACTGTAAAAACGGCTTTGCCTCACCTGAAGCATCCTAGGGCAAAATAGAGCTATGCCGATTTCAGGCTTTTCGACGTACAAGCACGTATACCGTTCAACCTATTGAACGATAGTTAGGCTGCTAACTGTGACTGATTTTAATACCCGACAAGCCTAGTAGACATTAGGAAATTCCGGCCCTGTTTTTGACGTGCATATCTAGTGAGTGCTGGAACGCCTTATCCAAGCCAATCGGCTAGCAGGTTCAAGCCAACCCATAGTGAGATGCTAGATAGGGTCTATTTGCCCGGCATTTGATCGGCTAGGCCATATGCGGCGTTCTTAGGTATCCACCTAGCCAAAATGCATCTTGCCTCTCTGTGAGGCTTTAAACCGCCTTTTGATAGCCTGCTAACGCTTGCTACACACGACAAGGGTTTGCCGGGCATGGGCGGATCAAGCTCAACCAGGAAACTTCTAGAGTACCGTTGACATGAATCAGGCGAGTCTTTACAGAGGGGTTGTCGCCAGCGTTTGGGGACAGTTCTTTGAAGGTTGAATAGCCCCACTAGACGCTGCTCTATCCGCCCATTGGCTTTTGCCTAGGTTGCGCGGAAAGAGGTAAGGCAAGATCGCTTGTTAGAGATAGCTTGCAACGCCCGTTGTCCGGTTTAAGTGGCTCCTAGCTTTCCGTTGATTGGCTGTTATCTAAGCCATGTTTGACATTGTGAATCTGTAACAGTCCGCTTGTGTGACTCCGACTCCTTTAGTCACAAGCCGACTTTAAGCAATGGGTTTAACTTAACCCTAGGCTTAGTCTTAAGTTTCCTCATGTTGCTAACGCGACAAGCTACGGAAACCTAAGCAATGGCCTAGGGTTTCATATACCCATAGACCAAACACAAACAAACGGAGTCTCAAATGGATAAGTCAATCACTGTAGTTTTCTACACTGATCCGGGGCATGGCTGGCTTCAGGTTCCCAAGCATCTTGCTAAGGAACTGGCAATCAAGCCAAGCGTCTACTCTTATCAGGATAGGGAATATCTCTATCTTGAGGAAGACTTTGACGCTCAGCCGTTCTTCAGTGCCTGCGATGCAAAGGGAATCACATACAATGTGAAGTCCCAGCATACCGATGGGCAGTCTTTCATTCGCAATCTGCGACCATATTCCTGATATGGCTAGATGGGAGCTTACCAAAGGTTAGGTAAGTTCTCATATACCCATAACAACAATGAAACGGAGTCTCAAAATGGATGATGAAATTGACCTCAGCAATGCTGAACTTTTCGCCACTGATAGTAGAGGGGTTTATATTCCCCAATACTTTGCCGAAACGGTATTGCGCCAGTACGTAACAAACGTCACAGACTGGCAATGGCTGCAACTGGAAGCTGGGCCACATAGTGAGCACTATTGGGATGCTTGGACAAGCGTTCTAGACAATGCCAGACTAACAACTCCGCAGGGAGTAGAGCATTACCTATACCAAGATGGGGATTTGTGGGTTATCCCTAAGCTGTCTCTGTAGGTAGATGGATAGGGGTTAAGATTACCTAACCCTTATTCATATGCCCACAACATAACAGGAGTCTCAAAATGAAAACGATTATCCTAGAGCAGACTGATATGTGGCAGTTTGAAAGCCATAGTAACGGTGCTGCCTACACTCTTTATCGCAAGTCAGACATGGCAGAACGCTTTGTCCAATATGGCGATGACGCTACTATGTGGCGTGAGAACTATGACACAATGGTTAAGTTTCACGCGACTCCGGGTAACACTTGGTTTTACTCGACGTGGAACGATTGCCTGCAATACCTTTGGGAATGTGCAGGCGGGGATTACTAAAGGTTATCTACGGTTTGCCCATACCTTAACTGGTGTGGGCTTATCCTAGCTAATGCTAGATAACAGGAGTCTCAAATGTGGAATGAACTAACCACTATCATCGATGCATGGCGACAGGACGTGCCTTGGCAAGCTCCAACGTTCGTCATTATCATCGTGCTATCGTTTGGGGTGCTGGCTATCGATAGCTGGCTTGCCACTAGGCGAGCTAAGCGTATTGCCAGAATCCTAGATGGCGACTATGCTACACGCTATCGCAAGATAGAGAGGCAGAGTCATGAGTAAGAACAACGTCACAATGGTTTTCGTTTGGGCTAATGGCTTTCATGTGGAAGTCACCAACGTAAACGATATGGAAGCTGCTCTAAAGCGAGTAGCTAAGAAGGCTGTAACAAGTGTTGCAGT